TACAATCGCACAAACAACAGTGTAGATAACTTAGAATGGTGTTCACATAAAGAAAATATTGACTATACTCTCGCTGCTGGCAGACATGCTTCGCAGACGTTAGATTATAGTGGCAAGAAAAATCCCAACTACGGAAACACCACGCTCAGTCAGAAGTACAAAGCTGATCCTGCATATTCAAAAGAAAAACAATCTCGTCCCGGAGGACAGAATGGAAGAGCTATTCCAGTATGTTTGTTAGATAAAGACAAAAATGTAATAGCAACTTTTCCATACATGCAGTTATGCGCAGAATATGTGTTGAAACAACTGCACTCTTCTTCATCTCCGGCAAGTCTAGCAGGAAGAATCCCATATTATATAGAAACAGGTAACATATATAAACACACATACTATTTTTCCAAAGACAATACTGTGCTAAGTCTCAATAATGAGAAAAGTTCAACGACTATCGAAAGCATAGCTTAAGAGAAATACTTAAGTAAAGAAGCAAGTAGAGTACCTTGTGAGTGGAATCCTCGCAGGGGAAGTGCCGAGCATCTGTATCTTGGTGATAGAGCTACAGATGAAGATATAGTCTAGTCCTTATGGAAACATAAGGTGTTAAGTCGGGAGACTTAATGTTTACTACTAACAATACTATCTTATTAAAACATACAGAAAACCTACCGCCAATCTATTGTATTCAGCGCAAAGGAAACAAGGTAGTTCCGACTGAGACAGATATGATACAAGCTAATAAAGGTTCTTTCGGTGATGCGATTGGTCCTATTACTAATGTTATCACTTCACAGATATGCTTACAGGCAAGGTTCCCGAAAGACAGTGAGGAATATAAAGTCTTAGACTACAGGATATTGTGTGGGCAGCTGTTCCAACAGAACTCTATTGATAAAGCTAAGGGAATCATCGCTAAACCTATGCCAAAACATTGGTATGATAATAGCTACAACCGTATAGAAGAAACAGATACACCAGAAGAAATAACTAAGAAAGAATTCAATCAGAGAATTTGTGCAGATAAGAAGCCATATTTCTTCATCTACAACTACCCTACTCTCATGAAGGAATACAAAGACTACATCAAAACATCGGATGCCGTGAGCAGGTCCAGATTTAATATTCCACTGGAAGAGCTGCTGTCATCACAAGAGTTGACTGAAGAACAGGCAGAGTTTCTCAAATTCTATAAAGAATTCTATCCAGTCAATGCAGAAACCTGTGTAGTCAATGAACTCTGTTGGGAAATTGAGAAAACACTGGCTGATGTAAAAGAAAGTAAGGTACCGTTTGACAGTTCTATTCTGAAGTCAGATGCCATCTACACAAATAAGGATAAGGCTTTTATAAAACGTATCTATGATAAATATAACAAAACTTATGCAAACAGAATGAGTCGACATAGCTCTGTATATGAAGATACTTCTTTAACTCCTATTGGAATGACTTTTGAATCAGAGTGTGCAGAATATGTTCCAGACGCAGAAAAGCTTTGTAACATTCTGGTTGATTTGGGATATAACACAAAAAAGGGTAAAACTTTCGTCTGGGAGATGTCCGGAGATACTATTATTGATAACCTTCTTTCTCGAACAGATGGTTATGCGCAGTTTCCTGTAAAGGATCCAGACGGTGATATAGAGTTTTGCGGCGAACACTTCTCAATGAAAAAAGTAAAAATGAAAGGCGAAGAATAATGGATTTAATACTCAATGAAAAACAATATATAGAAAAAATGTTAGAACTCGGTGATTGTAGTCCTAAAGATTTAGGAGCAAACATAGCTCTTCTAACTAGATATATGTATCAGGAAAAGTATACTCAGAAAGAAATTTATAATGGTATAGAAGAATTTGCTTCCAAAGTAGATTCTGATTTTGATATCAATAACTGGTACTCATTTATAGACAAATGTATTGGTAAAGCTAAGAAGAGAGATCTGTTGAGCATTGATTATATACCTATTACGCAGAAAGAGTTAGATACTATCAAGGAAATCAAGAATCCTGCCAGGGAAAGGCTTGCATTCACTCTTTTAGTCATTGCCAAGTTTAACAATCTAAAATCAGAAACCAATAATAACTGGATCAATTATTCTATGGACGTATATTTCAACCTTGCCAGAGTAACTTGTAAAGTAGATGATCGTCCGTACATGATTTATGACTTAAAGGAATTGGGGTTAGTTGAAGTGAGTAAAAAGATAACTCGCTTCAATATAAGAATCACATTTGTTGATAATGAGTCTGATCCGGTGCTTAAAATTACAGATATGCGTGAGTTGGGTTATCAGTATCAGAACTTGGGCCCGAAGTCTAAGATAAAGCTGTGTAAACGCTGCGGGAAGCCGTATAAAGTGAAATATTCTAAAGGCGGTTCACCTTATTGCACCGATTGCCAGAATAAAAGTGCCAAGGATGAAACAAAACTTATTACGTGTGATTGTTGCGGTAAAGAATTTATTGCAGTATCTAAAAATAATCGTTCTGTACTTTGTTCCGAATGTCAAAATATTATTGACTTAGAAAAAACTCGTCAAAGAGTTGCTAAACATAGAGAAAAAAGGCATATGTAACGCTATCAAACTAAACCAATGTCTCCGCAAATGCGCTCTACAGGCGCGTTTGCGAGATTTCGTTGATTGAGTATATATGAAAGGGAAGGTATAAGGATGAAAAACAACAATAGACTTTATTTTGCCAGACAGAAATTTTTAGGAAAATGTCCTGTCTGTGGAAAAACATTGAAAAAAGTAGATGGAGTAAATATCCTCCGCTGTGACAACGCAGCCTGTTCCGGTGTGACTGTGAGAAGAAATGGGGAGTCTTCTCAGGAACCTTACTACAGGATGCTGAATGACAGGGGTATGGAAATCTACGAACATCTATTTAATAAAAAATAAATTATAGAAAGAGTTGATTATTATTAAACCGATTTCTAAGAAAGAAATTGAAAAACTAATGGACAAAGGTATCATTAGAAACACGCACAAAGGTTACATTAACAAAAAAGGATATCATGTAGGATATTACAAGACCTCAGGCAACAACAGATATATTGAGGACTACTATGCTGATAAAGCAAAATCACTGTAAAGGAGTGCCTAACTATTACTAAATTTTATGATACCAATGCTCTCCTGAATCTCCAGGAGGCAGCATTCAAAGAAAGATTCTTCATCTCTGATGAAACTCTTAGAGAAATCGAAAATATCAAAACATCCTCTCGAAAAGATGAGGATATCAAATACAAAGCTAGACATATAGCTCGTCTTTTAGATCAGAATCATGATCGGTATTCCATAGTAAATTACAATTTTGAAATGGAAAAACAATTGTTAAATTTCGAATTGGATCCAGTTAGACCAGACAACAGGATTGTTTTTAGTGCTTATACTCTATCTAAAGTTCAGGATATTGAATTCATTTCAGATGATTTGTGCTGCAAAAATATTGCAAGGAAAGTCTTTAACCTGCCAGTGTACGGAATCGTAGAGCCTACTAACGAGATATATAAAGGATATAAAGTAATTAAAGGTGATACTAATGCTATCAATCAGGCTATGGCTGAACTAGATTATTCAACTTGGTACACCAATGAGTATCTCATTATTGAAAATACTGACGATGGCACTACTAAAGAAATGCGCTATGATGGTCAGGGGTTTGTGGCACTAAAACTGCCATCTTCCAAATTTATTAAGGCAAAAAACTCCTTACAACGTTGTGCATTAGATATTTTGAATAACCCAGATATCACTATTGCGGCTATTCTCGGTGGTTACGGCAGCGGAAAAACTTACCTTTCTATGCAAATGGCACTATACAATGTAAAGGAGAAAGGCAGAAATAGTAAAATCTTAGGTGTACGAGAAGTTTCTGGTGAAGGTAAAGAGATCGGATTCCTTCCAGGCGACATGGAAGATAAAGTTGGGAGATTCTTTGAACCACTCTCTCAGTCTCTTAATGGCGGAGAGTTCGAATTACAGAGTTTGAAAGTATCTGGTGTGTTAGATACTAATGTACCGTTCTTTATGAAAGGTACTACTTATAATGACACTGTTATTCTCTGTGATGAAGCAGAAGATTTATCAGAAAGTCAAATTAAACTTATTGGTACACGACTTGGAGAGAACAGTAAAATTTATCTTGCAGGTGATTATAAACAATCCCTGTTAAGTAAAACGATTAATAATCCTCTCATTAAAATGTGTAATGAGTTTAAAGGAAATGAAAAATTTGGATGTATCTATCTTGGAGAAGATGTGCGATCAGAAACCAGTAAGCTCTTCGCTGATCTTTTCGAAAAGGATCACTTCTAAAAATATAAGGATTACAAGGAGAAACATATGGAAGAATTATTTGATTTTCCAATTATGAAAAGTGGAGTAGATGAATTAGTTGCTGATATCATCAAAAGCAACTATGACAATCGTAGATTAATTATTAACGATGAAATCAATAACAATCTATTAGAGTCCATCTGTTTATATATTTTGAAATATAATCAGGAAGATAAAGATGTTCCTGAAGATAAAAGAAAGCCTATTTGGATTATTTTAAATTCAGTAGGTGGAGTCGTAAACTTCGGAATGGGACTCATTGATTGTATTAAACATAGTATCACACCTGTTTATTGCTTAATAATTGGAATGGCTGCAAGTATGGCAAGTTATATTCCAATGGTCTGTGATAAATCATATATCTTTCCTAATAGTACAATTTGTATTCATGACGGACAAACCGGTATTATGCAGACTTCCAGAAAAGCAAATGACATCATGAATTTTTATAATAAATGTGATGAAAGATTAGCTGAACTTGTATATGCCAATACCTCTATTACCAAAGATTTTTTAGACGGTATTGCTGATCGAGAATATTATATGTTCCCAGAAGAAGCTAAAGAATTGGGAATTGTTGATACTATTGTTGGTGTCGATTGCCCTATTGATGAAATATTATGAAATATTCTAAAAAGGAATTGATTGCTAAGGTTTCAGAAAAAACAGGCTATCAAGAAGAAAATATAGCTGAAATATATGAAGCTTTAGAAGAAACTGTGTATGATTTACTCCTGTCAGCAAATGAACATAAGGATGTAGAAATTCGACTGTTCACAGGATTTGGTATGTTTAGTAAATTAGTACCAAGTCATGAGAAAAAGATGCCTGATGGAGAAATTAAAACAATAGAACCTACTTTAAAATTCTCTGCACGTTACAGTGCTCGCTGGAGGAAAGATAATATTAAAGAGTACAGAGAAGCTTTAAAATTGTGGGAAAGAGTGAAAGGAAGAAAAGGATGAATGGAGTAGAAATTAAAACAACAACTACTACCCAGATGAAAATCAAGAAGGCTACAATTGATGAACAGGGAGCTGTTTACGTAGATGGCGAGGTAGTTGATCTTATCAATGCACTGAAGAATACATTTGAAGGCTGTATTTTTGATTTAGCTGTCACAGAAAAAAACAGAGGTCCCTGTAGAGGACTGATGTTGAGTGTCCTGTGGTATATATTGCATTGAGAATAAAATAAATCACAAAAAGTATGTTGGTCAATCTATTGATATTAAATCACGATGGACTCAGCATAGACATACAAGTTCTTTAGTAAGAGATACATTTCTTTATAGAGCAATGGATAAATACGGTATTGAGAACTTTGATTTTTATATACTTGAAGAATGCCAACCTGACGAGTTAGATATTAAAGAAATTTATTGGATAGCTACATTAGATACATATAATTATGGGTATAATATGACTCTTGGTGGATCAGGCTTGGTAGGTTACAAAGCTTATAATAGAAATTGTATTCCTAAAAATTTTGGAATGCTTTCTAATGGTGTAGACGAAACTGTACCTATTATAAAGTTAGATACTAACTATGAAGTGTTAGAGTATTATGTAAGCGTACAGGACTGTGCCAGAGCTAATGGCATAGCTTCCACAAACATTTCTAAAACTGCATCAGGAAAAAACAATACATGTCATGGATATATTTTTATGTATTTCAATGACATTAAGGATATGACCACTGATGAAATTATTTCTTATAGATTACATCAAAGAAAGAATTATAAAGATTCTACCCTAAAATCTATAGATCGAATCTCCTCTTCTGGAGAAATTATCAATAATTATGAAAGTATTAGTCAAGCAGCTAAAGAATTAAATTTAGATCCATCTTCTATAAGCAAGGTGTGTAAAGGAAAACTAAAACAAACTCACGGCTATAAATTTAGATATGCCGTAGTAAATAATAAAGAATAAAAGGAGAAATAATTATTATGACAAAAGCAGAAGTTATTACAAAAGTAGCAGAAACAACAGGAATCACAAAGAAAGATACTGGAGCAATGGTTGACGCATTTCTTCAGGTTATCACTAATGAACTGGCAAGCGGAGGAAAAGTAGCATTCACAGGATTCGGTTCTTTCTCAGTTGTTGAAAGAGCTGCTAGAGAGTGTCGTAATCCGCAGACGGGAGAAACTATGATGACGGAAGCTCATCTTGCACCTAAATTCAAAGCCGGAAAAGCATTAAAAGATGCAGTGAAATAAATATTAAATTGCTGACCTGGTGAATTCCAGGTTGGCGATTTGTCCGGTTAGTCTAGCGGTTAAGACACTGCGCTTTCAATGCAGTAACATGGGTTCAATTCCCGTACCGGATATTTGTATATTTGAGAGTTGTGGGTAATCTCAAATGTCATTTTCCGTATAGTTGTTTCTTTGGGAAGAACTGGAACTCCCCCCTCCTATTCTGCAAAGTAAATTCACTAGGTGTGGAACTGACCTGCTAAGTCATGTGATCCTATATTGGATTGAGTTTCGATTACTCTGCTTTGCGTTACAAGATATGTAGATTACAGCCCACCTCCTGTGGGAATTCGTAGGTGAAAACCCTATCATGTAACTCTAGGTTATGTGATTGTAGCATATCATGAATATAAAGATAACCGGATTGATTCCGGTTGAAAGGCAGGATCAATTTCCTGCCTTTTATTTTGCTGCATGTCCGGGTTGGTGAGGAAGCGGTCTTGAAAACCGTTGGTCCGAAAGGGCTTGCAGGTTCGAATCCTGTGTGCAGCGTTGTGACTATGGCAGACTTGGCAATGCAGCGGATTGTGGTTCCGCCTTATATGGGTTCGAATCCCATTAGTCACCTTTATTTGCGCCTTTCGTATAATTGGTAGTACAACCGGCTCCAACCCGGTTAGTCAGAGTTCGAGTCTTTGGGGGCGTGTTAGGTAAGTTCCAGATACCTTGTAGCGAAAAAATCTGGCGGGATTTAGTCAGGACGAGACGCGGCTAAGTTTTTTAATAATTTTACCGAAAATTATATGGAAAGTTAAGGTTCCAACAGAATATATGACCTCCACTTATGGTTATATATTCGATAAGGGTAGCTGCCCATCTTAACACAAGGGAGAGTAGCCTAGCGGCGAAGGCAAGGGACTGTAAATCCCCCACAAAGAAACATCGAAGGTTCGAGTCCTTCTTCTCCCATGAGGTTGACAAATTAAATCAAAATTCCACAAAACAAGTAGATAAGTTTTACTATGAGATGTGTATACGCATGGATTAGGTTTATTAGAAGGTTTTGTCTCTGATTGCAACAGATAATGAGCCTTTTGAGTCTACAAATACAGCAGGTTACGTAGGATCGGTTCCTCGGAGCTTTCATAGGGCTTGTAGATGGGTTCAACTCCCATACCTGCTATTACTAAGATACTTCGGTATCTTTTTTTAATTGGATAAAAAGGAGGTGCTCTAGTGGCACAAGAAGTTGAAAAAAAGCCTGTACCAAGAGCAAAACCTAAAGCACCTGCTCAAAAAGTTATTGATCGTGCTATTGATGAAGCTCTCTATGAAGTAGGGCGTACTAAATTTACATGTAATATGTGTGGAAAGCTGAAGGATGCTTCCGACTTTTATAAAAGTACAGATCCTCTATGTACTACTGGTGTGACAAGAATATGTAAAATGTGTGCAGCAAAGTTGGCATATTCTGAAGATTTAAAAGGCAATAAGAAAGCCCCTGATGAACAGAGTGTCCAGTTAGCGCTCAGATATTTAGACAAACCTTTCTTTCAAAAGCTTTATGATGAATCTATTCTTGAAGCTGCTAACACTATGTCTGGTCGGCCCAAAAATAATACCTGGACTAGTTATATAAAAAATATATCTATGCCACAATATAATACATTAACTTGGAAAGATGGTGATTGTGGCAATAGTTCTACTCTTCTACCGTCTATTGGGTCTGTAGATAACTCTGATGAAGTAAAAAAAATGTATAAAACCAATAAAAGAACTGTTATTTCAGCTCTTGGTTATGATCCATTCGAATCTGCTGCTGATGCAGATAAACCATTAATGTATGGAAAATTAGTAGGTTTCCTCGATGAAAGTACGCAAGACGATGAATTGAAGTTAGGTGCCTGTGTAGAGATTGTACATAGTCTTAACCAATCTGAAAAAATCAATACTGTAATTAATGCTCTGCAGAAAACTCCAGAATCTATTATAAAAAATTCTGCTACTATCAAAGCTCTTGAAGCCACTAAAAAAGACATTATGAAAACTACTCTTGATTTGGCTCGTGATAATGGAATTAGTATTAAGCATAGCAATCATAATACTAAAGGTGCTAATACCTGGACCGGGAAAGTAAAAGAGCTTAAGGAAATGAAGCTTCGTGAACAGGAAGTAAATGCTTTTGATATAGGAACTTCTCAAGGTATGCTTCAGGTTGCGGAAGCCAGTACTGCTGCAATCATGAAACAGTTGGCTTTAGATGAAAATGACTATACTGAAATGATATCTACTCAACGTCAGAAGGTGTTGGAATTAGAAAATAAATGTGATGCTGCGGTTGAAGAAGCACGTATTCTTCGTAGAGAGAACGATGATCTAAAAAATTTCCTCAGAGATAAGAAATTGATTGATGAAAATGATGAGGTGATTGTGGAATGAAACAGACTGATTCTGGTATATGGGTTCCAGATACACCTACTATTTTTGTTAAGCCTACAGAAGAAATCATTTCTCAACGAAAAATGGAAGGAATGCAGAAACTTTCTGAAATTAAACAATGGGGCTTAAGAAATCCAACCAAATTTATGGAAAGATTCATAGGCGTTGACCTTCTTGATGTGCAGACCTATACATTTATGAATTCTTGGGATAAGATGTATGCTCTATGGTTATGTACCAGAAATTATGGAAAATCGACATTGCTTGCATTATATTACATGACAAGAGGTATGCTTCTTAATAACTGTAGATGCTACATATGTGCTGGCACCAGTGACCAGTCCATAGAAACTTTTGAAAAGATTGTATCTATCGCTAAAAATGAAATTGAGTCATTTACTGGATTAACTGATGTATTTAGGAATGAAGTTGTCATTAATATGACCAATAATGATGGTTTTATAAGAAATCCTGCAGGTTTTACTTATAGATTGTATAATGGTAGCTTCGTTAAAACACTTAACAGTAACGTCAACGCGAAAAGAGGAAAACGTGCGGAAGCAGTTTGTTTTGATGAATCTGGTTTCCTGGACGAAGAAGTATTTCAGGTTATTGAACCATATACAGCTCAGGATAAGAACTTTAAAATGGGTGGAAGTGTAAATGTAACTACTCTTCCTAAAGAATTGCCTAACCAATTACTCTACACTTCAAGCGCCAGCACTACTGATTCTTACTTTTATAAAAAGTATAAAGAATACAGTAAAGCTATGATCTGGGGTTCCAAAGACCATTTTGTAGCAGACATCAACTGTGAGATTATGTTTAATGCTACATATAGAGGTAAGATTTATCCAGCATCTCTGTTAACCAAAGAAAAGGTTGACAATGCAATGCGTGAGAATAAAGAAAAAGCTCTTCGTGAGTATTACAATATATTCACTTCTGATGGCGGTGCAGATGCCATCTTCAAACGTTCTATGATAGTAAAAAATTCTACTATCCGTCCCCCAATTATGTTTAATGATACAAAAGACAGACTTTTTGCCTTAGCATATGATCCAGCTAGATCTATGGATAACTCTTTTGTCCTTGTTGGAGAATATTATAAAGATTCTTCAGACAATTGGAGAATGCGTATTGCTAATGGTATTAATTTTATGGATCTTAGTAAAAAGAATAAAACTCCTATGCGTACGCCTGAACAGGTCAAGAAATTGAAACAACTGATCCTTGACTATAACGGTGATGGAGTCGATGACTATACAAACATAAGTAATATCTTTATAGATGCTGGTTCTGGTGGTGCCGGTGTTAATATTGCAGATTATCTTATGGAAGATTGGTATGAAGAAGGACATGAAGGTGAACAGAAATATTTACATAGAGGTCTTATAGATAAAGAACAGTCGTCTGATTATGTCAAAAAATTTCCTAATGCTGTAGATAAAATTAAATTATTACCGCCTACTATGTATAAATCTATTATCTATGAAGCTGCTATTGAAATGATGAGACTTGATCTCATAGATTTCACTGCTGAGTATGATAATAAAGGATATTTAACAATGCTAGATATAGACGAAAAAGAAATGGCAAAAGCAAAAAAAGATTTAATTGTTAAGTATAAAGATAAATCTATGTCTAAAGGTGAATTAGATCGTTTAGTTGAAGAAGAACTTCAAGAAAGAAATTTGGCCTCAACTAAAATTTATAAACTATCTCCTGATGAGGAACTTGGTCTAGTACAGATCGACTCGCTAAAGGAGGAAATGGTTAATATGGTACGAAAGAAACGAGAATCTGGTAAAGATGGCTTTGAACTGTCTACAGAGAAGCAAAACAAATTGCATGATGATCGTTCGTATTGTTTCTCAATGCTCTGTTATGGACTCTCAGAACTTCGTAGAGAACATATTAAAAATAAGAAACGTCCCAAAAAAGAAAATATAGCTGCTGCTATGCCTATTCGTAAAGGTGTAGTAAGAAAAATGTTTAGTTAGGAGGTGAGACATTGGCTATTAAAGAGGAAAAAACAACTCAAGAGATAAAAAATTATGCTCTTAAACAACAGGCATTACAAGAAAAATTCGCTCAAGTAAAGCAAGCTGTACAGCTTATTGATTTAACTAAAACAGAAACAAGAACATTTACTGTATTTAGTAAAGATAAATTACGTCAATATATGCAAAACCCTAAAACCAATGAATCTAACCTTCGTAATTTGAGCAGATTCTTATATAGAGTTTCTCATAATTACAGAAGACTTATCTCCTATCAGGCAGAAATGGTAGATTTAACGGCTCTTAATGTTATACCTCAGATAGATTTTACTGAGGATGCGCATGACGATGAAAAAATAAAGACTAGTTATTTTAATACTTTAGTACAACTTGATAAGATGAATATGCAGTCAGAGATTTTAAAATGCCTATTGATTGCATGGCGTGAAGATACATTTTATGGTTATACATATGAAGATGATTCTGGATTCTTCATTTACCCTCTTGATGGAGATTATTGTAAAGTATCTTCTGTCAATTATGATGGCACTCTTAATTGTGCCTTTGATTTCAGTTATTTCAGAAGTCATACTGCCGACTTAGAATACTGGGATTCTGAATTTAATTCTAAATACAATTCCTTTCAAAGTGACAATACTCTTCGTTGGCAAGAGTTGGATCCAGAAAGAACTTTTGTAATTAAAGTTAACATTGATGATCCAACACTTAATATGCCACCTCTTTCTGGTTTGTTCGAACCACTTATTGATCTTATTGATCTCCAAAGTATTCAGTCGGTAAAAGATGACTTATCAATCTATAAACTTTTGGTTGCAAGATTAGAAACACTTACTAACTCTGACGAACCAGATGATTTCTCAGTAGATATTGACACAGCCATTGAATATTATAATAGACTAGTTGAATCTCTCCCAGATTGTGTATCTGCAGCTATCTCCCCTCTTAAAATTGAACCTATAGAGTTTCAAGGTGACCAGACTCAAGATGTTAATAGAATTGCCACTGCTACTTCGAATTTATTTAAAAATTCTGGTGGTGCACAGATTCTTGATAATGACAAAGTCTCAGGTACGACAGCTTTTACTGCTGCTATTCTTTGTGACACAATGATGGCTATTAAAACTGTCCTTCCACAGATAGAAGAACGAGTTAATAGATATCTTACTTTTGCTATTGGTGATGATCATGCTAGAGTAAAATATTTTGAGGTATCTCCTTATACAAAAGCTTCTAAAAAAGAAGAACTTATGAAATCTGGAGAACGAGGTGTGCCAGTAAAGCTAGCCGTTGCTGCTCTTGATGGTATCTCACCTCTTGAAGCTTTATCTATGGATTATCTTGAAAATACTGTTCTAAAACTTCACGAAACATGGATTCCTTTTAGTACTTCTTTCACATTGAGTGGATCTGCCTCACAGCAAGTTATTGATGGTAAAACAGATGATACAAAAGGTGGAAGACCTCAATCCGACAACCTTACAGATGAAGGTGAAAAAAGTAGAGAATCAGAAAAGTCCAGTGAACAGGAGGGATAATAGATGAACAAACATTTTATCCGAACTGCTGACCAGGAAACAGCAAATATTTTAAAATCTATTGGCTTTCCTCAGGTCGGCTATACTAAAGGTATCTATACATTTGCAAATTGTTCATCTCTTTCTTTTGCAAATGTAAATATAGATATAAACAAGCTAACTTATACCGATATTTATTGTGCAAGTTAGTACTCCTCTTCTATGAGGATAAAAATACACAATAGAAAGGAGGCTAACATGAAGAAAAAAGTACTTACATTAGATGATCTCTATTCTTTTTTTGAACAGAGGAATCAGACAACTGTATTCAGTGCCAAAGAGTCTGGATATAATATTGCAGTTCAGGTTCCGGCAAAATTTGAATTAGAAGATTCTGATGAAGATGATGGTTTTTTACGAACTAAATTCAAAGTAAATCATTTATATGAAAATAGAAATAAATCTTATATATCTGAAGAAGCTCAGTTAGAAGCTTTACCGTCTTTACACTATAGACCAGTTCTGGCCGCTATTACCACTTTATCTGATGGAACTACTGATTTTACTTCTCATGCTATGGAATTTGATGATGAAGGAAACATTACATACATTGAGCAACCTATTGGTGTTTTTGTCAATCCTGAAGGATATCATCTTGAGTATGATAAAGAACATGATAAAACATATGTTATTGCCGATGCGGTAATTTATAACGATTATTGTGCTCCAGCATGTGAAATTATTCAGCGTAAACAAGGAAGTAAAGTAAGTTGTGAATTAAGTATTTCAGAACTCTCTTTTGATACTAAGGATAAAGTGCTTCACTTAGATAAATTCAGATATAATGGTGTAACTTGTTTAGGCACTGATCCTATTACCGAGAAACCCGTTGAAGAAGGTATGGAGGGTGCCAGATTAGATATTGCTGATTTCAGTGAAGAGAATAATAGTCTTTTTACTAATACAGAAGAAAAATTACTAAAGGTTATTCAGTCTTTGCAGGAGACTCTTGCTAAGTTTGAAATTGAAGAACCAACGAAAGGAGGAAACCAAACGTTGAAACTCAATGAATTATTAGAGAAATACTCTAAAACTGTTGAAGACCTTGACTTTGATTATGAGTCTATGTCCGATGAAGAGTTAGAGGCTAAGTTTGCTGAATTATTCGAAGGTACAGAAGATCCAGACGAACCGGTAAAAGAACCAGTTGCTGATCCGGAAGCTGATCCAGAATCAAATGACAATTCAGAGTTTAGCAATAAAAAAAGATATACAAAAAAAGAAAATGGTAATACTGAAGTTACTTTTGAAATTAGTCATGAAGATGTAAGAGGTGCATTATATACTCTTCTGTCTACTTGGGAAGAAAATGATAATGAATGGTATTTTATTAATGCTACATATGATGACCATTTTGTATATAGCAACTGGGATGAAAGTAAAATTTTCCGTCAGGGCTATACAAAAGATGGCGATGCAGTATCTCTCTCAGATGAAAGAACAGAATTATTTAAAGAGTATCTTACACTTTCAGAAAAAAGTGAATTAGAAGAACTCAGAAGTAACTATGCTGCTCTTCAGAATAGAATTAATGAGTACGAATCAAAAGATAAAGAAGCTGTTCTTGGTGCTGAAATTTACACTGAACTGAAAAATAGAGAAGATTTTAAAGAACTGATCAAAAATCAGGCTATCTACAGTGTAGAAGAAGTACAGACAAGAGCCGATGCTATTTTAGGTAAATATGTTAAAGAAAAAGGCACTTTCAACTATCAGCAGAAACCTAGTGCTATTGGTTTTACTGAACCTAAGAAAGCTAAGAAACCATATGGAAGTTTATTTAAGGATTGAGCTATCAAATAGCTCTTTTTTATTGCCTAAAAATATTTAAAGGAGGAAATAAAAATGGCATCTAATTTTCAGAAATTTATGGCCACTGCTGAAAAACACGCTGTTGCTGGTAGCTCTAAGCTGAAAGCTACTATTGCAGGTCATATTTATAACATTCAGATTGAAGAAGATCTGGACAACGGATCAATTGTTGCAAAAGGCGATTATATCAAACCGGAGACTTATAAAGCTAAAGAATCTACTGGTTTTGCTGGTGTAGTACTGGATAAAGCAGCTAACGGAAATTGGTATGTAGAAGTTAAAACACCAGGAGATGCTCTGTTACTGCTCCAGGTACCAATGTTATACGAAGAATATACTACCGCTCTTAAACATGAAAGTAATTTCTATAACGCAAATGGTGACATCGTTCGAGCATATGAGCTTTATGTAGGTGATGTGTTTGAAGTATCATCTGAAGGATTTAGTGGTACTCCTACTAAAGGTGCAACTGTAACTGTAGCAGACAAAAAGCTGACAATTGGTTAATGAAAGGAGGAATACATAATGAAACTTAATTTTTCAAGTAATGAAGTAAGAAATATTTTTGCTGAAAATGATTATGCAGAGTACTCCCAGCTTATGTTTGACACAGCTAAGGGAGAAGAAAAAGTATCTACAAAAGATGCTAATAATAAAATCAGAGAGATTATGTTCTCTGTACTTGGAGTAGATGAAAACTGCTCAAGAAAAGAACTTAGAAAAGCTATTCGTAGACATAAAATTGATGTATTTGAAATTATCGAAGAGACAGTAGAGAATCTGCTTGTTTCTGGTTGGGGAGAAAACCCATTCTTCAATGAATTTGTAGAAATCAAATCTATGGCTGACGGTGATACTAATGAATTTTATGTACCAGATGAAGTTATTCTGACAGTGTCTGAGCTTTCCGGTAATCACCATGATATTATTAGACAGCGTCTGGCAGAAGGACAGACATTCTCTGTTAGAACCTCATGGTATGGAATTAAAATTTACGCAGAATATGAGCTGTTTATGGCAGGTCGTATTGACTGGGCTGGATTCGTACAGAAAATCTATGAAGCTTTTGACAAGAAAATTAACGATATGGTATATGCGGCTGTAATGGCAGCAGGTGAGAAGGTTCTCCCGTCTACACAGTTTAATAAGACAGGTACACTTGCAGCAGCTACAAAAGATGAGTTTATGACTCTGATTGAAGATGTACAGATGGCTACAGGTGATGAAGTAGTTGTTATGGGTACCAAATCTGCTCTTGCAAAACTTTCTGCTATGGAAGATATTACTTGGGTATCTAATGCAATGAAAGATGAAAGACACACTACAGGCCGTTTAGGTATGTTTGAAGGTATTCGTCTTGTTGAAATTCCACAGAGATTTGCTAACAATGACACAAGTAAAAAGTTAGTAGATAATACTAAACTTCTGATTATGCCAGTAGCTGATAACAAATTTATCAAGATCTACAATGAAGGCGACGCTCAGATTAAAGAAGTATCTGATGGAAATACAAATATGGATAAAACTATTGAGTATGAATATCAGATTAAAATGGGTGTGGCCACAATTATTGGAAAGCGTTTCGGAGTTTGGACACTTAAATAAAAAACTATTTAAAGAGGTGGAATTACCACCTCTTTAACTGATTAAAAAGGAGTAATAACATGGCAACAAGAAGAGCTGCAACAAAAACTGTTGCTACTACTGAAAATACTACAAAGGAAACAGCTCCTGTTAAAACTACTAAAAAGTTTGAACAGAACGAACTTATTGAATGTCGTTCTTTAGTGCAGGGAACATTATTTATGCCTGGTAAACAAAGTGATATTCTATACCGTTGGGATGGATATGGAGATATTCGTGAAGTAGAATATAGAGATTTGTACTCTCTTAAATCTAGCCGATCCCCATATATTTATGATCCATGTTTCCAGATTGAGAATGATGAATTATTAGAGGATCCTAGATGGAAAGATGTAAAAGATCTTTATGATAATCTTTATGATGCTTCTGATATTAATCAGTTTCTTGCTCTCTCACCAGCTCAGTTTAAGAAAGCACTTGCTGAAGTTCCTAAGGGGCTTAAAACAGCAATTAAAATTGAGGTAGCAACTAGACTGGATAATGGTACATTTGATTCTATTCAGAAAGTACGTGCTGTAGATGAAATTTGTGGTACAGAGTTAGAAAAAATGATTTAGGAGGTGTTCTATGACCTCTTATGAAACAGTATTTAAACGATTTGAAAATAAAGTTGAAGATATAAAAGTATTAAAATTAGCGTCTGATGACTGGACTGAATTGTGCTTAGAATGGCTAAATAGTGCTATTGCAATGATTGAATTAGACCAGTTAAAAATAGAACATGATTTAACGAAAAAAAATGATGTTCTGTTCGAATTCGAGGACACCCTTACTAATGGTGAAATAGAAGTCGTTGCTTTATATATGGTCGTTGCTTGGTATGATATTCGTTTGAATTCTTTAGAGCATACTAATATGTTTTATGGTTCGAAAGATGAAAAATGGACCAGCCAAAAAGAACATGCCAATTATATTATGAGTATTCAAAAGAAATATAAAAAGGAAGCCAGAAAATATTTTAGGAATCACTCTTCCAGAAGTAATTCTTATCTGGATGGTGATCAGAATGAAGTATAAATATGGAACTTTTAATGACAATCAGTTCTCTGATTATATAGAATTACTACATAATAAAATTCATTGGCTTTTAATCTATCAAGAAAACTCTTATCCAAAACTTAACAATTATTTTAATAACTTGCAATTATATATTGCAGCATTAGCTGAATTAATCCCATCACCTTATATAATTGATTTGGCTAATACAATAGAATGCGCCAAACTTGAATTTAATAATCCTAATTTCAACCATCAAAAATATAGAAAAATAATTTTTGATGCTCATTCTATCATAGATAAAATAGGTGATAACCATGAGTGATATTTTCAAAAAAAGAATGGCTTTATGCGGTAATACTGTATCAGACAGTATTCGTACTCAGTCAGACGAAATCATGCAGAAAACTTTCACCAATGACTTAGGTTACAGACAATGTAAGCTATATTCTAGGACTATGGAATACTTAGAAGATGTTGAAATCAAATATCAGTATTCTCAAACCTATACAATCAATAAGGACCAGGTTGAGTATCTGGCTCAATTCAGACCTGGCTATTTCCCTGAAAAGAAATATATGGACCAAGATAGTATTGAACGTTTTGGTTTTTATCTTGAAATACCGGATAAGAACACAGGTGTTCATGAGCTATGGCTTATTTTAGGGAAGAATGATAAAAACTCTTTCATAAGATATAACATTCTTAAATGTAATTGGATGTTTAAATGGATAAAGAATAAACAAATTTATAGTTGTTTTGGTGTATTAAGAAACCGCAACAACTACAACAGTGGCGTATGGAGCGATGGTTTCTTTACATCAGTAGATAATCAGTCACAGTTTATTGTCCCTACTACTCCAACTACGCAAACAATTGATTATAATGATCGTTTCATGTTGAGTGATTCTATGATTAGACCTTTAGTTTTTGAAGTGTCAAAACTAGAAGATACGTTCCCATGCGGAGTAACTAAAGTAACGCTTAAACAGGATCATTTTAATAAAGTTACAGATAATGTTGAATTAAAAATATGTGACTATTATGACTCTCCGGTTATTCCTCAAGAGCCAGAAATAGAGGACATTGTTTTATCATGTTCAGGTACTAATAGAGCTTTACGTGTTGGAGGCTCTAAAAGAACTATTTCAGTTGCGAGTGATATTAAAGATAAATCTGTCATTTGGTCTTATGAGTTCAATGGAAACAAATTATCTGTAGAAGAATTATCTAATGACTTTGAAATCTCTGAAGGTAAGAATACGTTAAGTATCAAAGCTTTGTTAAATTATAATAATTTAGGAAAAGTAATAAAGATTATTGCTACTCTTCCAAATAAGCAACCATCTTCTATTGAATTGGAGGTGATGCGATGAATCAAGAGCGTATTGATAGATTATTTTCTTGTAGAAATGAACAGGGATTTGACAGTATTTCTTATGATAAGAGAAAAATCTTAGAGGATTTATACAAAGATTCAGATATTATTGAAATCTTAAATAATAAAGAACTTCAAGCAGTTAATGCGTGTCCGGAAGATTATTATAATGTAAATATTTATTCTTTTTTAAAGATTCCAGATGCACAAAGTAAAGTCAAAAACTTTATTTGTTTTGAAGTAAATGACACTGAAATTGTATACTCAAATAATATTATGGTTTCTAAACAAATTATTTTTAGAACTATAGCTCACCAGGATGATGTCAGTACTATTTGGGGTATTGATCGACAGGATTTACTAGCAGCTTTAGTTAAAGAAAGATTTCAATGGTCAAACATATTAGGTACGCAGTTAATAAAAACATATGATTCTGGCAAAGTGGCTGAAAATGGTTATTACTATAGGAATATGTATTTTGAACAGACTGCTCCGAATGATATTCAAAATAGGCTTAAGAGTAATCGCTTAGATAAGTTAGGTCGTGATTATTATGGATAAACTTCTCATTTATTTAGGTGAGAACCTTAAAATTAATGATCAGATTACTATTTATCAACCTTCTATTCTTGATATAGCTAAATATGGAGAAAATCATTATTTTAATGTAGTTTATAAAATATGTTCTATACCTTCTGATTATAAGTCTGAATTGTGGGATCTTGGTTATAACTATAGTAAGTTGGATGATTTTGATTTATTCATACTTCTTACTCGTGATATAGGTGTTGAAGATACCTGTCTTCTTTTAGGTGATACTATTTCATTGAAAGATATGGCACCTTTAGTCGATCCGGAAACTCATAATATAATGCTTTATGATGAAAATACTGAATTAATAATTACTCGTGATATATACATAGAAATGATATCTTTCATTCGTGAGATGCACAATATTCATCCTAAGCGTGAACGAGCTGCAAACAAAGAAACCTTACAGCTATTAGTAGATGAAGATAGAAGAAAAAAAATTCAAAGAGTAAAAGAAGCTTCTCAAGAACCCTCTCCGGGTTCTTTTTTATTGCCTTTAATTTCATCTATGGTAAATAGTCCTGGTTTTAAATATGACATTAACAGTCTTAAAAGTCTTGGAATCTATGCATTTTTAGATTCTGTTCAAAGGATTCAGGCCATTAATACTGCTGCCTCCATCTCTGCAGGAATGTACAGCGGAATGGTTGATATGTCTAAGAATCCAAATCTACTTAAACAATTAAATTGGTTGCGTGACTTATCTAATGAGTACTCCTCTTCGAGCAATGTACGAGTCACTAAAACCGAATAATAAATCAAGGAGGAAAATATTATGGCAAATTTTGATTCTCTGGTTATTGATAGAGTCTTAGAAATTGTTGGTGAAAATAGCGATGGAGATTTACTCTATCTGTTAAACAATTTATCTAATGTTTCTATTAATACAACTTCTGAAAGTAAAGATAAAACAGATGCTCTTGGTGTACTGATTAAGAGATTCTATACATCCAAATCTGTAGAAGTATCTGCTGATTGTAACTTACTTTCATTCTCTATGCTGTCTCAGACATTTGGCACAGATAAGATTATTGCTTCAAAAGAATCTAAGATTCTTGCACCAAAAATCTTACATATTGATACAACTGGCATTAAGGAATATACAATTCCTGAAAAGCTGAAACCGAAAGCTCCACTTACAAAGCTTTATGCTCTGGAAGCAAACGGCACATTAGGAAAAGCTTATACTGCTTCTACTACTGCTGCTCCTACTGCTGATACTTTTGTATACACTGAAGATAGCGGAAAAATTACTCTTCCTACTGGAGTAACAGGTACTCTTATTGCTAAATATGAATATGAGACAGAAAGTGGTGTTAAGGTTACTAATGAGTCTGATAAGTTCCCGACTACTTCTTCTATTACAATGAAAGTTCTTGTTGCAGACACATGTTCTGTAGATGTAGTTCGTGCAGCTTATATCGTATTCCCAAGTTTCCAGGTAGCACCAGATTGCGATCTGACACTTGAAACAGATAGCACAATTACATTCTCTGGTGTAGCTCAGAGAGATTATTGTCAGACAGGTTCTCCGCTGTATTACATTGTAATGACAGAGGACGACGTAGAGGAGTAATCCTTAAGTTGTTATACCCCGGTTCATCCGGGGTATTTCTAATGAGAAAAAGGAGGAATACTCAATGAAATCAAAACCAAGAATTTGTGTAACTTGTGGCACTACTTATGAGTATTGTCCTAAGTGCACTAAAGATGCAGATAAACCTGTTTGGATGGTAGCTTTTCATACAGAAGAATGTAGAAAAGTATATAACATTATTGCTAAATACAATACTGGTGATGTGACCAAAGAGGATGCAAAAAAAGAATTGGCTGATGCTGTTACTCATAAAACAAAATTTACTAAACCTATTCAGGATAAAGTAAATGAAATTATGAAAGAAGAACAGCCTAAAGCAAAAACTAAAAAAATAGTGACGGAAAATTAAATATTTTATTGAGGGGAAAGCCGCACTATTTTTGCAGTTTCCCCTTATTTTTTTTCGGAGGAATTAAATGGAGATTGTAATACCTAACTTAAAAGGAGTTCCTTATGATCCTGTTCAAGCAGTAAAAATTATTGATCCAAATCAACAGAAACTCTACCTCAAACATGGATTAAAACCTTTAGATGTTTATTATAGTCCAGATGTGATTGTAATGTTGTTTGATAAAAAAGAAAGTTATCCGTATTACAAAGAATATCAAAATTATACTTTGGAGTGATAACGTGAGGAACTATAAAAAAAGATCTAAATATGGTGTCGATCAAACTACTAAAGGTAAACAGAATCGTACTGTTATAGATAGGAAAACAGAAAAAGAAGTATGTTTCGATTCTCTATTAGAGAAAAGATTTTATGAAGACATCGTATGCACTGGATTGGACTCTGGCGAAATTATAGACTATGAACTACAAAAAAAATATAAATTACAACCGTCTTTCAAGCATAATGGAAAGACTATACGTGCAATAGATTATGTTGCTGACTTTTGGGTTAAATACTCAGATGGAAGTGAACGTGTCTACGACACTAAAGGTGGAATGGTTGATCCTTCTGCCAAGATTAAACGAAAACTGATGTATTATATCTATCCTGATTTGGATTATGTATGGATCACTCATACTAAGTCTACTGGTTGGATCGATTGGGATGAAAATGAAGCTTTAAAAAGAGCAAGGAAGAAAGAGGGAAAAAAGGATGGAAATTAATATTTTAGAATTTGTAAAAGAATATAAAGAGAACCCAGTAGGGGCTTTAGAAAAACTTGAAGTTGAAAATTATGTGCCGTTTGCTACTAAACGAGCACTTATAGATACAGTTATTGAAAGTATTATTGAATATGATACTTCTCTTCTTACATATGAGCCAATGAATAAGCATTTAAACTTTTCTCTGACATGTGTGGTTATCTATACTAATCTCACCTACGAAGACGAAGAAGGTCTTGATGCTTATGATGCCTTAGTATCTTCTGGTCTTTTAGATAAAATTATTGAAATGATTGGTGTTGATTATGGAGATATGGTTGCTATGTTTGAAGAAACACTTTCCGCTCGTATTTCATTTACTAACTCTATGTCTAATAGATTAAGTGCATTATTTGGAATATTAGAAAATGTTTTTAAAGAAGCTACTCCGGAACAGTTAGATTATTTACGAAAGTTGGCTGATGTAAAAGATGGGGACAATTCCACAGTTAAGAAAGCTGATTGACCAGGGAATAACTATTGGTTTACAGCAGTTTGTTAATGACTACAAGCCTAAGATGGAAAAAGATGCACAACAGTCAGAAGAAAAATATTATAATGACTATTCCTCTTGGGCGGATGGTTATAGACTTTATGATTTAAAAAATATTCATACAATTACAGGCTTTGCTTATAGTCGAAGTGCAGAGCTTAGAGCACGATTTGATTCAAGCCATATGTCTGGAGGACATGGCATATGGGAACCATTGGAAGGTGATCCAGAAATAGTTTTTTCTTGGGGATTTGAAACAGGTAATCATGGATTTCGTAAAAAAATAACTCCTATCAGAAATTATTGGGAACAATATTTTCGTGCTAGAAAAATGCATGCCAAAGGGCAAGCAACAAAATTTGTTATCAGCGGATTACATTCTGTTGGTTTATAAAGTGAGGTGAGAAAATGGCTGATTATATAATAAACGTTGGTGTAGAAGTTGAAGACAGTGCGCTAAATGCATTAGAAACACGAATTAATTCTTTAAAAGAGAAGCACATTAAACTAGGTGTGGAATTAGGTAATACTAAACAGTTAACTAAAAATGCACAGACAGCGGTAAAAACAATAAGTAAAGCAACTGCCAAAGCCGCTAAAAATACTCCTGTTATTAAAGGATCTAATCTTGTAGAACAGATGGTCGATCCCGAAAAAGCTTTAAAATCTATGGCTAATACAGCCAATAAGCTGTCAAAGTATCAGGGTAAGCTTGATCTAGGAGAAGTAAAACTTTCTGTAAATCAAGGAATTATGGGAGAACTTGATGGACTTTTAGCCAAACTTAATGAAATAAAATCTACAGCTAAAAACATGGGCTCTATTAAGCTTACTGTTGGAGACAATATAAAAACTAAAGACGGTAAAATAGTTGTTGGAGAAACTACTAGTTCTTCTAATACTGCAAGATCTGCAGGTATTACTCTTAGACAAGCTCAAGCTGAAATTAAGAGAAATATGAAGACAATAGGAACCCTACAGGAACAGTATGTAAGTGGGATTATTGATGAAAGTACTTATAAACAGTCAAAGAGAACTATAGGACATAGAAATTCTCAGCTGGCTAGACAGATACAAAATCAAGGTACTGCTTCTGATTGGGTTACTTCTGCATCTGACATTCGAGGAGCACAGGCTAAGAATCAAGAAGCATACAAAGCAATGACTCAGAGTGCTTCAGAATACGACAAAGTTATCACTAATTTGGGTGAGAAACAGAAGACATTCAATAAAATGGCTCAAGTATATAATCCTAACAATGGTAAACCATTAGATAAAACTCTAGGACAAGGTTATGATGAAAGATTAAAATCTTTCAATGATACATATGAGCAATTAAAAAAATCTCGTGATAGTCTTGCGACTCTTACTGGAGACGAAAGAGACACTGAGCAAGTACGTTTTGCTGCTCTCCACTCTGAAGCCAATCGTCAAGCTAGGTATCTCGGTAATACTAATCAGTTTTTCTCACGTACTCCAAATAGATATAGCCGTTCAGAATATATTGGTACAGATTTAGATCCAGCATCTGATAAAGTCCGTCTTAAGATGGAACAAATGTCAGCAGATCTGGCAAAAGGAAGCAAATACACAACAGAGTTTAATGCAGCACAAGGTAAAATGTATGCTACTATTGATAGAGGGTCTGGTGTATTTGAAAAATATCAATTAGCATATAAAAATGGTCCAGGTAATATTGACCAATCTCTTACTAAAGTTACTCAAAGTGTAAAACCTTTATCTAGTTATATTTCTGAAATGGGGCAAAAGTTCCGTAGTCTTAGCCAGTATCTTGTAAGTAATTTTGGATTCCAAGCATTAACAACGGGTGTCAGATCCGGTGTCGAATCAATAAAAGAATTAGATTCAGCGATGACTGAACTTAAGAAAACATCAGATGGTACAAAACAAGAATATAGAGACTTTACTACTCAGGCTAGAACTGATGCCAAAGACATTGGTAGTACAACCACTCAGATTACTAGTAGTGCTGCTGATTTTTCTCGTCTTGGATATAGCTTAAATGAATCTCAGACTTTAGCTAAAAATACAGGTATTTTAAAAAATGTATCAGAATTCGGATCTATAGATGATGCAACAACCGCTATGATTTCCATGATGAAAGCATACGACGTAAAAGTTGATGATTCTATGGATCTCGTTGATAAAATGAATCTTGTTGGTAACAACTATGCAATTTCTACAGACGGAATTGCCACTGCTTTACAGGATTCAGGTTCAGCATTGGTAGCAGCGGGGAACGACTTTGACAAGTCAGTTGCTCTTGTTACGGCAGCAAATAGTGTAGTGCAGGATCCATCGAAGGTAGGTGCTGGTCTTAGAACAATTGCATTACGACTTAGAGGCACTTCTGCTGAAGAATTATCTTCTATGGGTGAAGATACAGAAGGTCTTGTAAAGACCACTTCTAAACTTAATTCAAATATTAAATCTCTTACTGCCGTTAACGGTAAGGCTGGAGTTTCTATTCTTGATATGAATGGAAACTATAGAGATACTTATGATATTTTAAAAGATATCTCTCAGGTTTGGGATGATATTGGTAAGCAAGATTTGGCAGATGGTCAGAATAGACAGGCTGCTCTGCTTGAAATGATGGCAGGAAAAAATAGAAGTAATATTCTTGCATCCATATTGCAGCATCCTGAATTGCTTACAGATGTTTATAATGATTCCGCAAATAATTATCAAAATTCAGCTCAGAACGAGCTTAATACATACCTTGATTCTATCGAAGCAAAAACAACTAAAATTAAAGAATCTTGGTCACAGTTATGGCAATCAGAAGGTAGTACTAATACTTTTAAAGGATTGCTTGATGTTGGCAACGGCGCTGTAGGGCTCTTAAATGGTTTGGGACTTAATAAATCCTTAGCCGGAGTCGGCGGTATGCTTGTTAGCCATGCTATGAACTGGGGTGGGACAAATTATCAGTTGGTCCTTTAGAAAACGCCCCATGTAACCTGGTGGTGACACGGAACGATCTCATATGAGAAAGGGGTTACTAAGCAAACAACCGAAACTGTCTTTATTCGAAGGAATAGAGAAATGCTTTTAATTTGGCATTCAGGGTGAACCGAAGTATATACTACTCCCCTACTACAGTAATGTAATAGATATAGTAACAATGTATATATATGGGTGGTCTGCAGCGAAGCTTCTTTATTTTATAGAGAAGAACGTTCATCGACTATAATGGGAACTTGGTCTCCGGATCAAGAAGGAATAGTCAGGACTGTTAGGCAGCTTACGCCGAATAAATTAAAGGGTAAATACATCTTATTCTTGTGAGCAATCTTACCTTATGTGCAAAGGTGATGTAAGCACAAATCTTTACTTTATTATTCTTCTATGCTATATTTCACATAGGAGGGTAAAACTATGATAATAAATAATTCTATCAGAACTTATGCACCAATTGCTCCGCCATATTTTGACGGATGCTTATTTATGAATGCAACTTATGAAATGTCAGAGGAACTGGCCAATTTGTTTACTAAAGGATTAGAATCCTTAAGCAAACATTTATATGAAAAAAATATTGATCCTACTAAATTATTTCCTGTAAGTCTAATATTTACAAAAGATGGCAGTTTTTCTGTCACCGAAAATGAAGCAACCACTTATGGAAGATGTATGTCTTTTTTAGTATACTCCATGGAACGGATAATTACATCTAACAATCAACACATGCAACTATTCGCATTTATTGAAGAATTAGTGCATTACTATTTTCAAGAAACAAATGAAACAAAAGTCAAACTAACTACTTTTTCTGTTGTTCAGAAAATATTCCCAGAAATAACTTTCGAGGAGGTAACATCATGGGGAGTAAATTGGAGCTAATGTTTATTAGCAAAGAGAAAAGTCAGATAATTGATTCTCCTGTTATAAGAGGTATTACTTGTGATACTTATAAAACATACTTACAAAATTCATCAAAAGAGCAAAAGACTATTCAGTCTCCTGCTCTTTCTTAGTATAATACGTACAATCTTCATTTTCAAAGTACGGACATTCCTCTTCTTTACACTCTTTGTAAAGAGGACATTCTAATATTTCCATAATCTTTAAACCTCCATAATATAGTTTTGAAAGTAGGTGTATTTAATGGATAAAAACATTTTTGATAGATTAGTTCCTGAATATATTCAAAATCTAAGCTCAAACGAAATTACAGATTTACTTATAGAAATCAGTGATATTGGCAGAACAAAATTTATCAGTAATTACCCAAAAGAAATTGCTAATCAACTCCCAGGATATGACTTATACGAATAATCTTTTTCGGTTGTATTCAATGCAGTCGAGATTGTTAACTTTCCTATAGTATTATGCAAAGTGTTGGTGCACAGAAAGGAGAACTGCTGTGACAGTTCTCCTTCTATTAAAAATTTTAAAAAGAGAAATACATATGACGAAGTAATTAAATGATAAAGTAGAACATTATTAGCGATTAGTCAACTTTTTTATTCTTGTATTGTCTTTTCATCATTCCGGTGATAAATTTGACTTTCTCATCAGATAATTCTGGATGGTTGCAAATTTGATCAACGGTATGATTTTTCGAGTTATAATATAGACCAGCTAATATTACAACAAGTAAAAGACTACCAAGAGATATTATTATTCCAGTATTCATATTCTTCTTTTCACCCCCTTCCCTTATAAATTTCTTTATTGGGGAAGTGTATTGCCCAGAACGGGCAGATTCTTCGTCCGCATCAACAATACAGAATGTATGCCAACACTTCTGCATGATCAAAAGAAATGATCAAGTATATTATCGTGCAGCGAGTTATAATGCAGCACCTATAACCATAATATACCTAGTAGTATAATAACAATATTCGACAACTTTGTATATCCAGAACGTGAGTTCATTAAATTTTATATATTCTGTTGATTATACTCATCTACAAAATCATTTAATATTTTACGAAAGAATTCATCCATGAAAAATATTTCCTCCAAATGCAAAATTCGTTTCATAAAAACATCTCTTTATATGAATAAAAGATTTATTACAAGAAAATTTAAATATTTTGTCTTGTATGTTAAAACAATCTTTTACTTTATATTTGATAAAAGAAAATGTTTCCTATTAAAAAATGAAATTGAAACACAAAAATTATGTGATATTATTGATGATAGAGTATTTTATTTGTCATAATTATCTTCTTAGCCACCATGTGTAACCGCACTTCCGGCAGATTATGATTAAATTGCTCATAAACTATCATTATGTATATCCGCACGTATTACATTTAAAGCTCTTGTTATAAGGTTCTATATTCCATACTTACTCCTGGAAATTTCTCATATAAAAAATCCATATCTTCTCGGTAGCGCTTGATAACAGTAGCTCTATCATTTCTTGATTCATTTATTGAAATGAGTCCTTGTAAGTGTGAAATAACAACCTCTACACGCATTAACCTATTGGAAACAACATCATACAAAACTTGTTGTCGTACCGACTTAGGTGTAGAGCTTTGTGCATTATATCCATAAAGATGTAACTCAGATTCAGATTTGAATCCGCCAAAGCCATATCCACGAGAATGGCTTGCCCTAATCCTAAAATCAAGCAATACTTTCTGTCTTATAAAATCTTTATAATGGCTTTCATCAATATAATACTTTTTACACTTAGCACAATAAATTAAATTTACTCTATGCTTTTCTTTAGTACCTTTTAAATTTCTTATAATAACTTGTCCATGACTCAATGAATCAGAATGATGTTTTGCACAATACAAAAATCCCTTAAATACATATACGGTTTCTTTATATTTAAAATCAGCCCAATTTTTAATATCCCATTTGGGTCCATAATCAATATATGAGCCTACAGTATTATGATTCAAGTTGTACGTTCTTGTACTGGCATTTTTTGAAGAACTTTCCGTAAATGAGCTTAATGAATGTTGTGCTGGTTTCAGCTTCTTATCAATTTTACTAACATGTTCTACTTCTACACCAAAAAGATATTCTTTTTTGTTATTGCGAGCATTTAGTTCATTTCGATACTGAGAAACCTTTAAGCGACATGTTGTCTGTGGTCTAGCCGTACACATTTGACAATAATGCCTATCAGGTAAAGTGCATATATCTTTATCTTTTTTGGGTCTCCGGTAGATACAATATATATCTCTTTTATCTAATTGTCTTTTAGCATTTACAGGTATGTTCATTAAAACCTAGCTCCACACTTACAGCACTGATAAGTCTTACCAAGGTCACCAGCTCCAAAAAGACCAAACAGACCTATCTTCATTGCTTTTCTTGTTCCAGTGATTTTCTTAAGGTTTGTACTGCCGCAGATTGGACACTTAGGCCCAGTAGAGAATTTCTGAGCATTCTGTTTGGCATACCATCTATCTGTTATCCTGTTTTGCTCTTCTATTCCTTCAGGAGATTCACTATATTTTCTTTTTTTAACGGCAGAGTAATCTACTTCATTGTCTAACTTTCCATAAAAATATTTTTGCCTAAATATCTCAGATGATTCCAAATGACTGGGACAATGACCGTCATGAGTTTTCTCATATTCTTTTGATAACTCCATATATGCTGTAGACCAATCAATACCAGTGCCTATATAGGTTCCAATTTCACAGGTATAACATCTATCCCCTATTTTATAAGAAGAAGATGTACTGGTCTTTCCACATTTATTGCAAAATAATAATTCTTCCATATTGTTCCTTCTTTTTATTATATATAGTAATTAAGATTTGCTATATTATATCACACAGTTTGGTTTTCGCCAAGAATGAAGATGGAGGAATTTTACCACAATCACGAAGAGTTCAACGTAATGCTGCTATAGCAAAAGGCTATGCAGAAGCCAATAAAAATTATCAAGCATATTCAGATGATTTAGAAGTTCTTAAAGACCTTAACAAGCAACTTGATAACAATGGTCAGGCCATTACAGACAACGAGCAACGTATGGCTAAAGCGAATGAAGTAACGAAGAATGCTAGTCAAAGAGCCAAAGATTATGGCAAGCAAATAGCTACTAATGCTAAGACTCTCACTGATTTTAAAAGAGAGAATGAGGTGGAGAAACCTGATCAACAGAAACAAGGCAAATGGTCCGATGGTCTAAAAAGTATGGCATCTGCTGGTCTCTCAATGATTGGCAATGCTTTTATTTCTGCTGGTGTTGGAATGCTTGTACAAGGAGCTTTCTCATTGCTTGGTAAAGGCATTGACGCTTTCGTTCATAAAAATGAGAACTTAATTGCTAAAGGCCAAGAAGCAAAAGAATCCATTCAATCCCAAACTAAAGCCTATGAGGATCAGAAAGCTTCTCTTGGAGAACTTACTTCCAAATACACAGAATTGTCCAAAGGTGTAAAAATATCCGGTAATTCTATTAAAAATATTAGTCTTACAGATGATGAATATAAGGATTTCTTAGATACGAGTAATCAGATTGCTGCCGCTGCTCCTAGTCTCACACGTTCATGGGATTCTCAGGGTAATGCTATTCTTAATGCAGGAACTAATGCTGAGGATTTAAACACTCAGGTCAATGATTATCTAAAGCTACAGAGGAATCTTACTTATTATGATACAAAGAAAAATATTAGCGATCAGTATAAAGGGTATGAGACTGCTTTAGGAGAGAATAAGGGCAAACAAGACGAATACAAAAATGCATATGATGCAGCTAAATATAAAGTTGATTCTGTACAAAAATTTTCCGACATGCTTAAAAAGCATACAAAAGGAGAAGATACCATCACCTATACACTGGATCAAACTGCATATGATGCACTTGGTAATACATTTGGAAAAGCAATAAAAGGTTATAAGCAATCTGCGGATGGTCAAAAGATAACTCTTGAATTTGATGGTAAACAGTTAGATTTTCTTAATAGTGAAGCTGCCAGTGTTTTAAACTCAGATAATAGCGAACTTCAAGAAGCTCATACTAATTTAGTTAATACTCAAGAATCTATAGATGCCTCTAAAAGAGAAATGGTTTCTTCTATCAAATCAATGGCAAGTACTATTGATTCTTTTGATAGCTGGGACGATCAAGATAAAGCATCAGAATTTCAATCACAGTTGAATAATATGCTTAATTCTACGGACAATGCCAGATTGCTTAATAATTTTAAAGAATCCGGCAAAGACATGGACACATGGCTCCGTAACAATGTAGTCAACCCTATGGCTACTGCTACTCCAGATCAACAAAAGCTTTGGTCTCAACTGTTTGAAATGGAACCTAAAGACCAGGAAACTGTAAGAGAATTTGCTGCAAGAAGAGATGATGTCCTTGAGTCTATAGCAGATATTTCTCAAAGCGACTTCTGGACTAAAGGTACTTTAGCCGAAGCTTTTGGTTTTGCTCATACTGAATACGATGACAATGATAAGGCTTATACTGTTTGGGAGAATCAAGATAGTCTTAATAGGGTTAGAGATGCTCTGAAAGGAGCAAAGGCTAGCAAAACTAAAGGCGATGCCGAAAAAGTAAGAGAAGATCTAAAAAATGCTACACAAGATGAACTTGAAATAGCTGTACAGGTTATCACTGATAATAAAGATTTAAGTTCAATTGATGAATTTTATACGGCATTCGAAAAGGCTAAACAAGCAGCTAAAAATATGAGTGATCAAGCAGCCGTTTCTTTAGATTCAATGGAAACGAAAGTATCAACTGCTAAGTCTACTCTTTCTTCTATGGGAACTATTCTTACAGAGACTACTTCTGCAGGTGGAATTTCTAAAGACAATGTTAAGATCCTTTCTACTGCTTTCAAAGATGTGAAAGATCCTCGTGGCATTGAGCAAAATGTTAATGATTTATTCACCACTACTTCTGATGGTATCAAACTAAACATAGATGCTTTGAAAACCTTTACGGAATATCAGGCTGAAGCCACTGATGGAGATTTCGAAAAGGGTATTAAGTTACAGACCAAAGCTATTAAGGATCAAACAGATGTAACAAATAAAGCAAAAAAAGCATGGAAAGAAGCTAAAGGAACTGAAGACGAAGATGATAAAAAAGCTGCCTATGATTCTGAAAAAGATAAATTAAAAGATGCTAGAAACGAATATTTATCTTATATGCAATCTCAGTCTGAATGGCAAGCAACTAAGAAACAGCAACAGGAACTTCTTTCCTATTATTCTCAGTGGCAACGTGCCCAGAGTACGGAGAATGCCGGAGATAAATATAATAACATTGTCGCCGGACTAAAGAATGCTAAAGATGCATATGATAAAGGTCTTGTAGGTACAGATGATTTTAAATCATTTGCCGCTCTTATTTCTCCTACAGGTTCAGATGATAGAGCAAACTTTGCAGAGAACTATGGTAAAGCTGTAAGATATCTCACAGAAGATAAGACAGGTGTTAATAATTTCTTAGCTGATCTTAAATCTAAGGGTATGGCATCTTATGATGATGCAAGTAAAAGATGGTCATTTGACATAGATGATATGAGTAAAGCCGCTCGATCAATGGGAATCAGCAAAGAATTCATGAGTGCTAACTTCGGTCGTCTTCGTGATTATGGTATTGATAATAACTTTATATCATCTATAGAGGAAGGTATAGACAGAACTCAAGAACTTACTTCTGCCCTTTCAGATGAACAGAAACGACTCGAAGAACTGAAAAATACAGATAGTACTAACACTACTGCTATTTCTGCTTCTGAGGATAAAGTTAATAAATATAAACAGGATTTAAAAGAAACCTATGATAACATGGAGTCTTATTCAGAAGATGCTGCTCAAAATGCTATTGATAATTTCAATTCATCTGCCATGGGAGCGCAAGCCTACGAAGAAGAGATAAAAAGAGTTCAAAAAAATGATCAATTGACAAATGATCAGCGAAATGCAGCTATTAATCAATTAAAAGCTAAACAAGAAGAGCTAGCTGCTTCTGCCGGTACAACTGTTGAAGCTCTTTTAGGAACAGATGTATCTTCATTAATGGATGGCATCATAACAGATTCTGCTTCTGTTACTACAGCTCTTGATGGTATCAATAAAGCATATGAAGAACAGAACACAGATGTTACTTCTTTAGTAGACACTCTTGGAAAATATACTTCTGAACAGTTAGAAGGTATAGATTTCAATGATGGTAAATGGGACACTGAATTAGGTGATGCAGAAAAAGCTGTTGAATCTTTATGTGAAAAACTCGGTTTAACTAAAGACCAAGCTCGTTCTGTTATTGAGGCTTTAAAAGAAGCTGGTAAATTAAAAGATTCTGAGAAAAGTAGTAATTCCTCTAAAGAAACTACTAAGGGGTCTTGGGAGAAACCACAGACTGCTGAACAGATGGGATTAGGTGATGATCCTGACAGAGTTGCTGAATACACACACTCATTAGAAGCTCTTACTGCTGCACATAAGGAAAATGATGCCGCTACTGAAAAGTCATTTGAAACCCTTTCTAAATATAACCGTACACAATTAGATGGCATCAAATTAAATGATGGTGCTTATAATGTTGAGGGTATGGAACAGGCTGAAGATGCCATACAACAGTTAGCAGATAAGACTCAGTTGTCTAAAGACCAGATTCTTACTGCTCTTGAAGGTTTAGGTATTTTAAAGGTTAATACGGATACTACTGATGCAACAAAAAATCTGGATTCTGTAGTTACCGAAGCGAAAGAAGCTCAAAATGAATTAACTGATCTCACAGGAAAAACTTATAAATTTGATTTTGATTCAACTGATTTAGATTCTATTCATCAGCAAGTAACTGATTTAGGAACAGAAGTAGATAAGTATAGAGATCGGGATGGTAAATACCATCCAGAGATTACTGGTGGCGAAGAACTCCAGACTGTGTATACAGGAGCTATTTCGCATGAGCAAGACGTAGAATATAACTCCTCTGATATATCTCAAGCCGATTCTAGTTCTAGTATTGTAAAAGCTGCTCAAGACTTTATGCAAGCTAAGAATGAAATGGATGTCCAGACCCAATTATACCAAAAAGGCATGGATAACACTCTGGATCAAGCTACTCAAGATGCTAATGCAGCTTTTGAAACTTTACAGCAAGCTCAGACTGATTCTAAAGTTAAATTAGTAGATACTGATAATATACAAACTGCAGAAGACCAATTGCTTAAAATGTCAAATGACGACATAACGGCAAAAGTTGATGTTGAAGCAGATACCAGTGAAGCAGAATCAGATATTGAAAACTTACAAAACGTTTCTGGATCCACTGTAACTTTAAACTGTGATGTTTCTAATGAAGGTAGTTTTGAACAAGCAAAATCTACAATTGAATCTATGCCATCTGATACTACAGCTACTATTGATATGGAAGTTAATGGTGAAGAGGATGTTGAGAAGGCCACCGAATTAATTGAATCTGCCCCTACCAATGGAGCTAAATTAGTTGTTGATTGCGAAGTAAACAATAAAGAAGAATTTGATGAGCTTATGCAAGCTCAAAGTACAGCAAATTCTAAAGGAGCAAATGTAGAAGTACACGCTTCTATTAAAGGGGTAGATGTTGATTCTGCCGCTACTGCTGATACTGAAGTTCCTGTCAAAGGTAAACTTGAAATCGAGCCTTATTCTGGAGATGCTGTTGAAGTCAACGCTAAGGCCAATATCACTGGTGTTACTGGTGGAGAAGGAGTACAAGTAAGTTTAAATGCAAAAGCTAATGTAACAGAAGCTCCCACTGTACCAGATACAACCGTTAAAGCTACAGCTCATGTAGATGAAGCGCCTACTGTCCCAGATGCTGAAGGAATAGCAAATTATGAAGGCATTTTCCCACATGTGGCTGATGATGCATACGGAGTTGCTCATTATGAAGGAGATTTTCCTACCTCAGCTCCTACTATTTCTGGCACAGTTAATTATTATGCTCATATTATAGGTGCTCCATCTGGTGGTGCCATAGCAACTGCTTCGGGTACAATGACTTCAGTTGCCCACGCTTCTGGAACAGCTTATAACGTTCTTAATATGAGGCCTCTCTCTTCTGCTCATGCAAAAGGTGATGTAGCACTTAAACATGATGAACAGGCCATTGTTAACGAAGTAGGTATCAATGGTCATTCTGAATCCATAGTGCGTGATGGTGTATGGTCACTTATTCCTGGTGGTGCTCATATTGAGAATTTGAAAAAAGGTGACATCATCTTTTCAGCTACTCAAACAGAGGATTTATTAAAACATGGTGCTACACATGGTCATGCTAGAGCATATGCACAAGGCACTGCTTCTGGTGTAACCCTTGCTCCTGCCTATGCAGACGGTACATCAGAATTAGATGATACAATTAAAAAAGCAAGTACTCAAGCTAAAGACTGGATAGAAACTGCTCTTGATCGTTTAGAGAGAATCGTTGAAAAGTATCAAGATATCGCTGAAAGCGATTATAGTAATTATAAGTCTTCTGAGAAGAATTATGATAAAGCACTTAAAAATCTAAATAAACAATTACAGACACAAAAAGATTCCAGAGCAAAATACGTAGCTAAAGCAAATGAAGTTGCTTCTGCTGTTGGTTTATCTGACGAACTGAAAAAGAAAGTCCAGAATGGTACAATCAATATTGAAAGTTTATCCGAAGATGATAAGAAACGTGTTGACGCATATCAGGAATGGTATGAAAAAATCTTGGATTGTGACAAAGCGATTCGTGAACTCACTAAGTCACAGAAAGATTTAGCTAAAGCAAAGGTCGAACGTGTTATTGAAGCTTATGACACCGTCATAGGTAAACGTGAGAATAAAGCTGACTATTACAACGCTAAACAGGAATTGAGAGTCTCACAAGGGTATAATCAGAAACCTGGTTCTAAATATGAAAAATACATGAAAAAGGAACTCTATTATACCAATGAACAGAAACGTCTTACTGATAAAGAAATAAAAGAATATAAAGGTAGGATGAAAGAATATCTTAAGGTAAATGGACATAAAACTGTCGATCCAGAATACCAAAAGATGAAGAAACAGCTTTATAGTCTCCAGACAGAGGCTGTTAAGTTAGAAAATGAAGCTGCTGAATTAGTTCAGGCTTTACAAGATAATCGTGAACAGATAAAACAATGGGCTGTTGACCGCTGGGATCGTGCAGGTTCCAAGCAGGATGCAGTAATTGATTACGCAAAAGCAAATGATAATCCTGAATATCAGATTAACGAAAAGATTTATCAGGAGCGCATTAAATCTAATGCGAGACAGATCAATGCACTTCAAAAACTTCGTGCAGAAAAAGCCGAATACTATGATACTCATTTTTCTTCTATGAATAATGAAGAAGCCCAGAAATATCTTAATTCTATAGCACAGATTGACGAACAAATTTTAAAAATCGGCAGTGATATAGAAAATCTGAAAAATGAAATCATGGAACTTCGCTGGAAACCATTTGATGATGCACAAGATAAACTATCAAATGTTATCACTGAATATCAGACTATGCAAAAACTTCTCGGTGACGCTGAAAGTTTTTACAATGATGATGGTTCATTTACTACAAATGGATTAACTAACATTTTATTAACTCAAGAATCTATAGATGCGACAAAACAAAAGATTGCTAACTATAGGGAAGGTCTTAATAAGCTTGAAGAACAATATAAAAATGGTTGTTACAGCTTAGACGAATACAATGAGAAAAGCAAACAACTTCTTGATGGTATTCAACAAGAATCTACTGCTCTTTCTGAACTGAAACAGAATATGCTTGATATGTATGAGACTCAAATTAAGAAAGAGAATGATTTACTTCAGGAAAATATTGATAAGCGTAAAGACGCTCTTTCTGCTAAAGAGAAATATTACGATTATGACAAAACTTTAAAAAAGAAGTCTAAAGATATTAATACTCTTAAATCCCAGATAGCTGCCCTTGAAGGAACCAGTAATGCTGCCGCCAAAGCTCGTCTTGAGAAATTACGTGCGGAACTTGCAGATGCAGAAGACGATATGGCCGATACAATGCATCAGCATGAAGTCGATATGAAAAATACCGGCTATGAGAATTTTTCAGATGAGGCAAATAAGGCATTAGATAATACACTTGATGCAGTAAAGAAAAATTCTTCGTTTCAGGAAGCTATTATTAGTGGAATGCTTACCAATGTAACCACTAATTATGATAACACATATAAACATTTACATACTGTGATGGATCAGTATGGTGTTAAGGTGTCTAGCACATTTGATACTATGATAGGTAAGTCTGCTGATTTCAATACAAGTTTGATTCAACAGATAAAAGCATTAGAAACCATTTCTAATATGAAAGTTACTCTTCCATATGGAACAAGCAATGGGCAAGGTGGTTCTACAACTGGTAATAATACATATACCGGTGCTGAGAATGGTATTCACAATACATTTAATAGCAATAAAGACTCCACTGGTGCTGGAAATGAAACTCCAGGTACAGTTAATAACAAGAAATACAGTTTAAAACTAAACGCTACTGATATTTATTTAACTTATGACCATATTAAACAGCAGCTTAAAGCAACATGGTCACCAAGCAAACCGGAGCACTCTGATATTGAATGGAAAAGTTCTGATGAATCTATTGCGAAAGTTTCTTCTGATGGTACAGTTCGTGGTGTGTCTTCAGGTCTTAATAAGAACGGTTTAATGGCGCGTGATGAGTCTAAAACAAGAAAATGTATCATTACTGCTATTGGCGGTGGTGGTCTTGCTAAAGCTACTTGTACCGTTCATGTAATGCCAAACGCTCATTACGAAGCAATTAAATCCTATGCAGCTAATGCAGGGATTGATGTTACTTCTGGAGATAACTTAAGAGCCGCCATGCAATATGCATATCAAAATGGGGCTAATCATAGCTACCAGTCTGATGTCGCAGTTGAAGGATTCAAAAAGGCATATCTGAAGGATTGGACAAGCTCTCTACCTAATCGTCCAGATGGAGCAACTGATATTCCATCTGGTGTTAGTCAGTTAGTAGGTTACTTCAATTCCAAAGGTAAAAAAGTCGGACCAAAAGAAATGCAACAGCTTGCAGATATTCTTGGAATTAGTACTCCAGGTATTAAAAAATATGATTCATGGGGTTCTGCTTTAAAAAATCAGATACTTCAAAAGTATAAATCATATGGTTTTGCTACTGGTGGAATAATAAATAAACTAATACCTGCTGACATGAGCACTCTTTTAGGTAAGGCTATTATTAGTAATGGAGATCATGGATTCATTGGTGCAAAAGTTGGCGAATCAGTAATGACCGAAGAATTTACTCGTCTGCTCAAACCTTCTATTGCTGCAATGAATAACTTTACCAATATGTTTAACCCGGTTACTCCTACTGCAACAAATAATGATTATACTATCAACAACGAAGTGAACATTAATGTAGCAAATATGAGTAATGATTTAGACATCCAAGATGTCGCAAACAAAGTTTCTACAATTATTAACAAAAATATGACTAGAGACTGGAGAAAGCTTAGATGATAAAAGGACTGCTTCGGCAGTTCTTTTATTGTATGAAATTATAAAATGAAAGAGGTGAATAAATGTTACAATTTGAATTTGATGGACATAATTCTAGTGAATACGGGATTATAATGACTAGAATCACAGACAATGATAATCTTGAAAGCAGATCTTTACAGTTAGGAGAAAAGAATAGATATAGAGCAAGAGAAAATCATTTCGGAACAGTGTACGACGATAATTATAGCTTTACACTTAGCATCATGAAAAATCCTTGTCACAATATAAATGTGACACCTGAATTATCTAGTGGAATCATTACATACCCAGAAAAATGTACTCCTATATTGAAAAATGGTATTATTACTTTCCCATTGGAGTACATACCAGATGTTAAATTAGGTGTTATACAGATGAATGATACTGATTACCTTTCTTCAAGCAATATCCGTATTATTAATGGCTGGTTAACTTCTCCACAAACACCAAAATTATTTAAGATACTTGGTGGTGACTACTTCTACGAAGATATAGAGTTCTTTGCTACATTCACAGAAATTACTACTGATCATGTTGTGTTCCCATATGAAATGAATTTTACAGTCACTTGCGACAGTCCATATGGTTACACTCCTGAGATTACGCATAATATCACCTCTTCTTCTACTCTTCCAAAAACTTATATAATTAACAACACTTCTGACTGTCATGAAGATTACATCTATCCTCTTATTAAAATTTCCCCTAAAAGCCATGGCACTATTACAATCCAAAATGTAACAGACAATAACGGAACAATGAAAATAAATGCTTTAAAAGATGATGACTTTTATATTGATTGCCAGCATTTAAAAATATATGACATTACTAATTCAATTATAAGTTTTGAAGATTTGGGTGTAAAAGATATAGATAATATATACTGGCTTAGATTGGCTTACGGTGAAAATGAATTAAGATTCACTGGTGATGCTACATTTGAGCTTATTTATAGAGAACCAAGAAAGGTGGGTGCGTTTGGGTGAAAATAAATCATAAGTATGATATTTATGGACGTACTGAGCCTTCTATTATTTATTTAGCTAAACCTGGCAAAAGATTATATTGTGCGCTAGGAGGCATTGATACATCTACCGCTTCATTGTCGTTAAAAACTAATAATACAGCTGAATTAACATTTACTGTTGATAAATACATAAACAATACTGTTACTGACGGGTATGAAGAACTTGATGAGTTAATGGAGCTATACTGTGATGGCATTTGGTTCAAAATAGTAGATCCGCCAACTATTAATAATGATGGTTTGCGTGAAACTAAAGAGATTACTGCTGAGTCTTATGAAATCATGCTTACTCAATATAAACTGAAAAACTTTAAAATTAATATGGGCGAAGAAGATTCCTATGAAATGATGTATCAGGCAACTCATGATACAAATAAGTTTTATCAGATTAAGTTTTATGATTCAGAAAATGAAGATCTAAGTTTTTTACATTTAGTATTAAAACATGCAGATGTTCCTGGTTGGCATATAGGTTATGTGGATAATATTACTCCTGATGACGATGGAAAATTACTCCCTAATAATATATGTAACTTTGAAGTAGACGATCAAAATGTATATGCTTTCTTAACACAAGAGGCCGCACAAGCCTATAAATGTGTGTTTGAGTTTGATACTGTAAATATGACCATAAATGTTTATAGACCTGACAGCTTAGGTAAAGATACAAATGTAGTTTTGGGTTTTAGAAACATTCAGAATAGTATAACTATTTCCAGAGATGAAAATTTAGTTACACAATTTTATGTTGAAGGCTTAGATGATTATAATATTGATGCAGTCAATTTTGGTGATTCTGTAATTACTGATCTTTCCTATTTTATATGTGAGCCTTACATGGATACTTCACTACAAGAAAAATATAATGCATGGCAAAGCTACCGGGAGTCCCGCAGAGAAGAGTTTATTAATTTATCCAAAGAATATAATAAAAATTTGGAAGTTCTTACTGAATTAATGAATAGAGTCCCAATTGATACTGCTCAAACAAATTGGTTCGGGAAAAAAGTTGAAGATTTAAAAGATGCATATAATGCTAACATGGCAATCATTAAGGGTTTAGAAGCTCTATATGTTGATGATGAAAAGAATTTTGATTTAGAAGCTTTAAAAAAGTCACATGATTGGCCTTTATATGAATCAATTATGAACTACACTCTTCCATCTATTGTAGCTGCATTACAAGCTCAAGACGAAACCGTAGAAGGATTCGGTAAAGGAAATATTATTTCATGTGTAAATCCGATTGTGTTGGGCCAAGATTGGTATATGGTAAACCCTGGAACTTCTTCTTTTCAAACTATACAAATTGATGATGCTCCTGCTTATGGAATCACTCGTGGAGTTAAAGTAACTGGTACTAATGGAGGAATTTATCAACACAATATTAGTATTGAACCATCTCAGAGATATACTCTTAGTTGTTTTGTAAAAGGATCCGGTACATTTTATCTTGGTTATAATAACACTGGAGAAGATAGAAAGAATGTTGCTTATAACATTACATCTTCTTGGACAAGAGTTTATACTTCTTTTAATCTTTCTTCTCGTTTAATTGATGTAGCATTCGCTGGAACTAATGATTTCACTATATGCGGTATGCAATTAGAGATGGGCGATTCACCTAGCCAGTTTGGGTATTTCACGCAATCTGAAAATATTATAAAAGCTTATGAAACTGATTGGAAGTTATATGGAATCTCAGAATTAAAAGTAAAGATTTCAACTTACGATAGCTGTATTAAAGAATTAAAAAAGAGTGGTTATGCAGATGGTTATAATCCTCTTTCTGGATATGAAGAAGCATATTTTACTCAGATGCATCAAAAATATCTGGATTATCTGAATTTAAAAGATCAGGCTGAGGCTGCTTTAAAAGAACGCCAGGCTGAATATGATGCGGCTAAGAAACCTGAAATTCAAGAGAAACGAAACCAGATTGCAAAAGATGTATTACTTGAAAATTTTGGTAAAGTACAGAACAAATACTCAGCTTTTACTGATAAAGAAACATATATTATTAAGAGTTTATATAGCCAATCCACTTATACAAATGAAAATATTATTGTTACTACTCTTGACAGTACTGCTGATGCCGTAGATAAGTCTAAAGTTCTTTATGACGATGCATTGGAAGAATTGTATGTGGAATCACATCCACAATATACATATACTGATGATGTAGAGAATGTATACGCTCTTCCAGAATTTAAGGAGTACCATGAACAGCTTGCGGTAAATGATTTTGTGCGTGTAGGAATCACTGATACTAATTATATTAAACTAAGAGTAATTGAAATCACATATAATCCTTGTGATTTAGATGAATCTATGGAAGTTACTTTTAGCAATATGATTCAGTACAAAGCTAAAAGGAATGATTATAATACTCTTTTAAACGATGCCCTTAATACTTCCAACCGTAATGGTGGTCGTGTTAATTCAGTCAACAAATCTTCTACTTCTGATTATGTCATCACATCAGAAGCTATCAAACAAATCTTTTCAAATCCTCTATTCAATTCAATGTTAGGTGGAACTGTCACTGGAGGAACCGGATCTGGCGGAACCATTACCGCTGATACAATTATTGCAGAACTCGTGAAAGCAAAAGAAGGTGTATTTGATAAGCTTACTGTTGATACTGCTTTCATGAAATATCTCGATGTAAAACTTATTTCCGCAGATAAGATCACAACTCGTATTCTCGAAGCGGAACAGGCAAATATTGAAAAGCTGTCAGCTAAGATTATAGAATCTAATCAGATTAATGCTGATATGATTAATGTAAAAAATCTTCTTGCAGGTCATGCAGGAGTTGGAGAATTACATACAATTCATCTTACTGTAGAAAATGCAGAAATTGATCAGGCTGTTATTACTAATCTCATCGCAAAGAAAATTGCAGTTGGAGATTTAATGGCTCAAAATGCTCTTGCAAATCAAATTGTACTTATCTCTAAAGACAATAAACCTACTATTGCATTTCAAGAAAGTACCCAACAGTTTTATGATTCCAAAGGAAATGTTCGTGTGCAGATTGGTATGGACGGTAAAGGGGATTTCAACTTTATTGTTAAAAATGGAGACAGAGCCGCTTTATTTGATGAAAATGGTATTACCCAGACAGGTATTCCAGATAATACAATTCTTGGAGACATGATTAATAACGCCACCATTACCAAAGACAAACTTGGATTCCAAATCATAGAACCAAATGAACAAGGTGGTATTGATATCACTAATATTTATGATGGTAAAGGAAATCAATGGTGGGGAATAGAAAAGACGACTATTACCGATGACTACACAAAACAGATTAAGAATGTTACAGATACTCTGACTGGACAAATCGAAACTAAGGTTAGTAATACTCAATATCTTAAAGATCAAGAATCTATCCGAACAGATTTTTCTGATATCAAACAAAATGTTTCTGGGATTACATCTACTGTAAGCAGTATGCAAACAGATCTTTCTGAAGCTCAAGAAAAAATTAAAGCAAACACCTCTTCTATTACTCAGAATGCAGATAAAATCAGTTTTATGGTAACTGGTGACAAAGAGTCTGAGTTCACAGTTACTGATAAATTTATTCAGATGATTTCTGACCATATTAGCATTGATGCCAGCACCATTGACATTAATGGTATTATCACTGCAATGAATACACACACTGGACCAGGTAAAACTAAAATCGACGGTGGTATTATTGAAACTAACACAGTAAATGCTATGTTAATTGCTGCTCAGTTGTTGCAATCTAAGAATTATCAGGGACCCTCTGCGGTTGACGGAATTTATGCACAATCTGGACTCCAGGTTAATATGGAAACTGGTGCTATGACAGCAAAGAACTTCGCTATTGATGATAAAGGAAATGCTTATTTTAAAGGCAATGGTGAATTTGAAGGTAGCATCACTGCTAATAAAGGTTATATTGGTGGTATTGGTGGTTTTACTATTGAAGCTGGGAAATTGTATTCTGGCATGGATAGCTTGCCTGAACAACCAACATCAGTATCAAAAGATAAAAATGTATATATTGGTACAGACGGAATTGCTCTTGGTAGTGGAAACTTCAGAGTTGATTCAAATGGTAAGCTTTATGCTAACTCTGGTACATTTTCAGGAACTATTTACGCTGATGGAGGAACTATTGGCGGTTGGAATATATCTGCAAATTCATTAAGTAACAGAGATGGATCCATAAGTTTGAATCCAGATGGTTTAAAACTTGGCAATCAGTTAAATATAGATAATCAAGGGAATGCAACTTTTGGTGGTAAACTATCAGCTGCTACCGGAAGTTTTTCTGGTGAATTAGTTGCAGCAACAGGTAGCTTTTCTGGAGAATTAAAAGCTGCAAGAGGTAGTTTTAAAGGAGAACTTTCTGGTGCAACTGGAAGTTTTACAGGTAGTGTTATTGCTACATCTATTACTGCAAAGCAATCATATTCTATTTATTATAACGATGTTGGAACTGGTGAACCAACTGATTCAGTACAAGTAATTACTGCATTTGACTGGGGAACTAATACAACTCAAATTGGATTTGGGTTGATAGATTCATCTTTAGACTCTTCAAAAATGCATGGAATGCTTCTGATAAAAGAACAAGGCGCAAGAGTTCTAACATTAATTGCAGATGATATTAATACAAATGGATGGTTAAATGTTAATAAACTTAATATTACTGATTCATTCGGACAGTATAAAGGAGTGCCATATAAATCAATTATGTGGAAACCAACAGACACATTTGACTTTAATGGTTATAATCATCATCACACTATTCTTCCTTATAAAAACGGTAACTTTGCAGTAGGTATGGAAAGTACGACTACAGGAATGTTATCTATTAGTTTATTACCATATTTGTTATCAACTGAAACCGATGCATATGGTAATATTACAGTAAGTAAAACTAAAGATACTACTTCTCAGATAAGCATTGGAGCAACAGCTAATCCATATGCATGTATTTATGTAGATGCTATTTATCTTACTGGTGATAAAAAAACTTATACTTCACTGGCTAATTTAGGTGAAGGCGGCACAACTAATTATAATGGACTTACAAATAAACCTAAAATTAACAATGTTGAATTGGCAAGCGGAAATAATACATTATCTAATTTAGGGATCGCTGCACGATCACATTCCCATTCAAATTCTGACATTAATTGGAGTACTACGTTAGGGTATAAAGGATTTGGTCACAACCATACCATGATTTATGATGGAAATGGTAAAAAAGCTATTGCTATTGCAGGTTCTGGTTCAAATACGGGGTTGATTCCATATGATGTGTCATATAATAATGCGGATAGTATTTCTCTGACTCGTGGCGGGACTATGTATCTTGGTGCGGCTTATTATTCTAATAAATTAACTGCTTATCCTTTTGAATGCGGATATTTTAAAAACATTAAAGTTTACAAAGGTAGTGGAGATGCAAGTGATATAGATAATTATATTACTCCATCTGGTAGTGATTCTTCTATCACTGGTGGATTGACTATTAAACTAAATGGAACACCGAAAATTAGTTCGTGGAAAGGGGCATCAGATGTCTCTGTGAACATAACGGCAAGTAGTATTGGAGCTGCAACTTCTAACCATTCACATGATATGAGTAGTTATGCTACTACAAGTTGGGTTAAAAGGGCATTTGGAAGTACAATAGATGTTTCTAATGGATATTTATACTTATATAACAATAATGGTACTCAATTAAGCTCCGTACAATTACCAACAAGTTCTGGTGGAAGCTCCATTCCTTCACACGCTATTGCATCGGATGGCACAACTAGACCTATTGTTACATCTGGAACAGCGGGCAGCAATACCTATACTGCATGGATCGGAACATATTATGAAAGTAGCAATTATGTATTAAAAGTCAATGGTAGATGGGGTTCTTCATCATCGTGGGAAACACATGGATTCAAATCAAATTATTCGGATATTAGATTAAAAACAAATATTTCAAATTCAAATAGAAAAGCTTTAGATATTATTAATTCTATAAAAATTCGTCAATTTGATTGGATACGAAGTGGAGAACATCAAGATATTGGATTCATAGCAGATGAATTAGAAACTCTTGATCAACATTTTACATTTGGTGGAGGATATGAAGAAGATGGATCTATGAATATTAAATCTGTGGATTCCTTGTATCTTCAAGGTTATGAAGTAAAAGCTATTCAAGAATTATCTCAAGAAAATCAAAAACTTAAAAACACTATTCTCTCATTGCAAGGAGAAATTGCAATCATAAAACAAAAATTGGAGGAATTAGCATGATTAAAATTAATACAACAACTAATGTAAGTGCAAATATTTATGTTGGGGAAGCAGAAAATCAAAAGAATGTCGCTTATGCAAACGCATCTGTAAGTAAGAATGGTGACGTTTCTATTAACAAATCCATTCAAGATGGTGAAGCATTCAAAGCTAATAAAGAATCAGTTCTGAAAGACTTTACAGAGTTTGAAACATACGTATATGGAATTATTCCTGAATAAATAAGAGGCCATGAGCAATCGTGGTCTTTTATTATGTAAAGAAGGTGAAATATTTGACCAGTCGAGAATATGAACTTGAATTAAAGAAAATTAAAGCCCAAAATCGGCAGATTGAAATGAAACGAAATCTGAAGGCAGCAAAGGTTAAGAGATTCAATATTCCAAGAGTCTCTACAAGTAAATTGATACTTGTTGCTGTACTTTTACTTAATCTACAGATTATTCATTTTGTAGAAAAAGCAATCATGACCTATGGAGATTTATCTGCTCTCTACGCTCTCATTGCTATTCCAGCAACACTCGTCCCTACAGTTTGGGCTTATTATGCAAAGGCTCGTGCAGAAAACTGCACAGGAGGCATTACTTATGATTCTGCAATGGAACAACTTAGACAGTCATCTTCAGAAAATGATGAAGCTGTCGGTTAGGAGGAAATTATGAATATTAAACAGGGTATTCAGGACGTATTATATCTGATCATTACTGGTATTCTTCCACTTCTTATTACTTATGGAATCCTCTTCCTAAAAGTAAAGATTAAAGAACAGGAAAAGAACTTGGAGAATGATCAGCTCGTAAAATATATAGACGCTGCTACTGATGCTATTAGTAAAGCAGTGCTCACAGTTAATCAGACTTATGTAGATGCTTTGAAAAAGGAAGGTAAGTTTGACGCAGAAGCTCAGAAAACTGCTAAACAGATGGCTATTGATAAAGCTAAGGCGTTGATTACAGAAGATTCTAAAGCGGCTATCGAAACATTATATTCTGACTTTGAAGCATATCTAAATGATGCTATTGAAGAACTCGTCAGAGAAAATAAAGTTACATATTAATATAAAAGGAGTACAAGGATTATGAAAAAAGTTATTGTAAATGCAGACATTATGGCAATGTATAAAACATTAAATTCTATGAAGAGTCGTGCGGATTTAATCGCAGGAGATGTTGATGTATTCTGGGCGAATACAATGAATCTAAAGGCTCTTAAGGCGCAGGTAGATAAAATCTCAGAGGTCGAGCAGGAGTTAGTTGATTCTTATTTTACAGAGGAAAACTCACATCCTATTGTTGACGAAAACGGTAATGAAACAGGAAATCGTGTTCTTAATGATGACATAAAAGATAAAATCATCCCTGAAATCCAAGAAAGTCTGCAGAAAATTTATGATAAAACATGTGAACTTGATGTTGAGATGATTCCAGAGGAATCTCTCAAGAAAATGCTTAAATCTAATGAAGACAAACTGTCTATGCTTGATATGACAGTACTATATGAATTTGTAGAAAAAGGTGAGTAATAATGGCAACATATATTCAGGGAATTCAAACCTCTGTTGGTGTTGTTAAGTATGATTACAATTATCTGGCTAATCTCCCTGAATCAGATATGACATTATCTAAACAGGGTGCATTCGCTGATGCCCTTGTTGTTGGAAGAAAACTTACTCAGCTGGGAGCTGATGTGGATAAATTGAAAGAATCTATGACTGCCGTACAGAAGTCTATCTCTGATCTGCAGTCTGCAGATTCTTCTTCTAACACTTCAATTGAACAGATCAATACATCATTACTTAGCATGACCAATAATATCGAAACAATACAGAACAATATTACTACTTTGACTCAGAATACTGCTGAGATCAAGAAAAGTGCTGATAATGCGAATTCATCAGTCACAACACTGCAGGAAACTATTAAGTCACTACAGACTAGAATTGAAGCTTTAGAAAAAACTCAGACTAAATAAGGAAGGAGGCAGTTATGTATACACTAAAAATTACAGATGAAAATACTGTTGTAACAACAGTCAAAGAATCAATTGTGGAAAGAAGTAATTATGTAGATAAGATTCAGATTGTAACAAGTAAAATGTATCGGGAACAGATTGATATGTCAGATACAACTGTTTATATGAAGTATAAGCTCCCGGTGTCAGACAAAATTAAAATGACACAACTTATTATAAATAATCTTGAATATGAACAGAATTATATTCAGTATTTAATTCCTGTCGATGCAGCACTTACTGCTGAAGCCGGGGATATCGAAGTATCTTTCACGTTCTTAAAACTTGTTGCTAATGAAGATGGAACGTACACTTCTTATATTCGAAAAACCACATCAGGTGTTATTCATATTACTCCACTTGTACAATTTGATAAATATGAACCTTCTGAATTGTTTACTGAAATTGATCAGAGGCTCCTTGCTATGGAAGGAATGATTAAAGATCTCAATGCTCAGAATAAAGCAACTTATGAAGGTATGGTAAAAGATATTCGTCTTAATACAGAAGACAGAAAAATCACTTTAACAGACAGAAATGGTGAAGATACCGGAAATGGTATCGTTGTAAAAGATCTTTCTGCTATGGTAGCCGAAGATATGACAGGTAAAGATCCTGATGGCACACAGGATGGAGTTGTTCATCTTGATCAGGTTGTCGATCTGGATAAATTATTAAAGTAAAGGAGTCATGATATGTCATTTAAAGATTCTAAAATTGCTGCTGCGGCTAATTCGGCAATGACTTTGAGTGCTGAGTTAGCCGTAGACACTGAGGAATATACATTATGTACTGATGGTCGTTATGAAGTATATACCAAATATCAAGACAATGCATATTCAACAGTGGATAACTTAAAAAATATTGCCGTTGATGCTACACAGATTAATATTATGCAGGAAGAAAACAGCCAGTATATGCCATTTAGGATTCCAAGATATTGGGATGGTATGGATCTTATGGATATGCTCATCCAGATAAGATATGAATCTGTAGCTGAGAAAAAAGGTAAAGTAGCGACAGTTATCAATGTAGCTTCCAACAATACTTATATTCGATTTGGTTGGTTGATTGATGCTGCTGTTACAGCAAATGCCGGAGATATAATTTTTGAAATTATGGCTACTGGCGTAAATGAAAAAGGAAACAATTATATTTGGAGAACCAAACCAAATGGTAAGTTTACTGTTCTTCAAGGATTAAATTATGACGGAATCATTGAACCTTCTGAAGATTGGTATACAAGTTTTGTAAATATGATTCTTGGTCATGTAGCCGAAGCAAAACAATACGCAGATGAAGCAAAAGCTTCTGCTGCTTCTATTAATGTAGATGATATAAAGGCAGATGTAAAAACATCTGTTATGAATGATCTTAATGGAACAGTAACTGAATCTCTGAAAGCATATTATACAAAAACAGAAGTTGATACAAAAGTCAAAGAATTAAACACTGCTATTTCCGGTATTGACAGTTTAAAGAACTTAAAAGTTGAATATGACAACGCAACTGGAAATTTAGTGTTTAAAGATGGAACGGAACCTATTGGAGAACCTATTACTATTAACAGTCTTGCAAACCTCATAGTTAAGTATTCTGTTGTCAATGGAAAAGGTTCATTAGTATTCAAAGATGGAGAAACTATTATTCAGACTGTAGAACTTAGTTCTATTGAGCCATCTGCTGAGTGGAGAGCTGCATTGAAGCAGGAACTTGAAGCAGAAATGGACGAGAAAGATACAGTAATCTCTAATCGAATTGGTCCACTTGAAACAGCTAAAACTGAAATCGAAAAGAATGTAAATGCCAATACTACTGCTGTCTCAGAGATAAAAACTACTATTTCAAACATTGAGAAGAAAGTAGAAAGTGCTACTACAAAATCTGATGAGGCCAAAAATGCTGTAGATATCTTGAAACAAAATATGACTTCTTATGATACTCAGTTTGAAGGAATTAATACAGATATTACAGATGTTAAAGCCGCCATTGAAGAAATCAAGAAAAATCCTGCGGCTGCAGAGTACGATGTTACATACGAAAATAGTATTTTTACATTTTTAAAGGATGGAGAAATCCAGAAAAGCTTTAAAATTGAAGGTGGTGGAGGATCTTCCTCAGATACTACTACTATTACTATTGAAAGAATCACAAATGCAGATGCTATTTTCTTACTTGGTTCAAAAGCAATTATTGAATATAGTTTTTCATCTGTAGATAATACTGGTGATACAACTGGAGCCGGTACTGCTGTGTGGAAAGTTGGTAATACTATTGTAGCTACGAATACGGCTGCGCAAGGAAACAATAGTTTTGATATCACTGAATATCTTAATGTCGGTGCAAATACTATTAGATTAACTATTACCGACAGTTTTGGGACACTTGCCACTAAGACATGGACTGTGACTATTGTAGAATTCAAACTTGAAAGCACCTTTGATGATACTTTGTTATATACAAATACAGATGTAGTATTTAGATATACACCTTATGGAAACGTTAATAAGACTCTTCATTTTATTCTTGATGGTGAAGACTTAGGCACTGTTGAAACTCAGTCTTCTGGCAGAATTATGTCTTATAATATTCCTAAACAGGAACATGGCAGCCATTTACTCAAAGTATATATGACTGCGACAATTAACAATAAAGAAATAACCTCAAATACTATTTGTAAGGATATTATTTGTGTTGATCCTACAAATAGAACTCCTATTATTGGATGTGCTCAACAGGAATTTACAGCACAACAGTACCAGGCAACAAGTATTAAATATGTTGTATATGATCCTGATCACAATCCCGCCTCTGTAAAACTATCAATTGATGGTAAAGTACAGAGCACTCTTTCTGTAAATCGTTCTGCTCAAATCTGGAGTTATAAGTCATCCACTGAAGGGAAACATAACCTGACCATCTCATGTCGTAAAGTGACTAAGATTTTATCAGTTAATATCACTAAACTTGATATTGATGTTGAACCAATCACAGCTAACTTAGCATTTGATTTTAACCCTGTTGGAAAATCCAATGGAGATACCGACAGACTCTGGACCGATAAAAATAACTCTGCTATTACTCTTTCAGTATCAGATAACTTTGACTGGGATAATGGTGGATACCAGATTGATGCTTCTGGAAACCAGTATTTCTGTGTAAAAGCTGGAACAACTGCTCAGATTAATTATAATCTCTTCGGAAAAGACCCGAAACAGACTGGTTCTGAATTCAAATTTGTATTTAAGACTCAAAATGTTCGCAATGCTTCTGCTACTTTCTTATCATGTATTGATGGTACTGAAGGCTCTGACGTAGGTATTAAAATGGATGTTCATGAAGCATACGTGAACACTTCTACTGACAGCTTATATTTTCCATATAGCGAAGAGGATATTATTGAATTTGAATATAATATCAATACAATTGATACAAAAGACACATCTGCAACTTCTATCATTATGACTTATGAAGACGGAGTTGGAGGAAGACCTCTTATTTATGATAATTCTCATAGACTGCACCAGTATTCTCCTGTTCCGATTACTATCGGTTCTCCGGATTGTGATGTGTTGATTTATAGAATGAAAGCTTATTCTGCTTCTCTCACAGATTCTGACATTCTTGCTAACTTTATTGCAGATGCTAGAGATTCAGATGAAATGATTGCAAGATATAATAGAAACCAGATCTACAATGACAATAATGCTCTTACTCCAGATTCTGTAGCTAATGCTTGCCCGAATTTAAGAATTATAAAAATTGAAGCCCCTCATTTTACAAATGATAAGAAGGATTTTGTTAAAAATACTTCTATGGAATGTATTTATAAGAATGGGGATCCTAAATTAGATAACTGGAAATTTATTAACTGTTTCCACGCCGGACAGGGAACTACAAGTAATGAATATGGTTTTGCTGCCAGAAATATTGATGTTATTTGTTGTGCGGATGGTGTACATCAGATCAATAGTAAGATTCCTCTCGATCCTAACTATAAAACAGAGTTAGTTCTTGGTGATGGGACAAAATATGAGGACGGAACTGGTAAGATTAGTCTTACAAGAAACTCTGTTCCAAATAATTGGTGGAACTTTAAAGTAAATGTAGCGTCTTCAAATATGGCAACTAATGCATTAGGACAGAAGAGATTCAACGACTTTTTACCATATGAAAGTCCTGCGGTACGTAGAGATCCTAAAGTTAAAAACTCTATGGAATTTGTCAACTGTGTAATCTTTATTAAAGAATCTGATCCTGATATTACGACTCATAGAGAATTTCAGGATACAGACTGGCACTTCTACTCTCTCGGTAATATGGGAGATTCAAAGAAGACTGATATTACAAGAGCTTATGACCCGGATGATATGAAAGAATTCTGTATTGAAATCAGTGATAATACACTGCCTAACTCAGCATTCCAGACTGGTGTAACAAACCAAGATGGAACTATGAAATATCCTATCAGTAAAACTGAATGGAAAACTGGTAATACAGCATATGATGCTCTGTATAATAACTGGGATGGATCATTTGAATTCAGATATGATTGTTGCGGCGATTCTAAGGATGGTTCTGCTCTTACTTCTGATGAAGCAAAAAAGAAAATACGTACAGATAACAAACAGATTTGGAGAGACTTCTATGAGTTTGTAATTACGTCTAGTGATAAAGAATTTAAAGATGGCTTGAAAGATTGGTGTATTCAGGATGCAATGCTCTATTTCTATTTAGTTACGCTCAGATATAGTATGATTGACAATAGAGCCAAGAATGTTTTCCCACATTGGGCAAAACATTATATCACTCAGGAAGAAGCTACAACTATGGGTGATAAAGCTAAATATTATACTATAGATGATGATGCGGCTGCTCTACATAATGGTTATAGATTTGATCTATGGGCATATGATATGGACACTCAGCTTGGTATTAATAATTCAGGTGAGCTGTCATTCCCATATGGTAAGGAAGATACTGACTATAAAGAAGAAGGAAATCCTTCATCTGGTTATGTTTTCAACGCTGCTGAATCTGTATTGTGGTGCAGAATACGTGATATATTTACACAAGAATTAAGAAACATGTATCAGTCTGTAGACTCTAACTGTTGGTCAGACTCCCACTTAATCAATGAGTATGAAGCATGGCAGAATCAGTTCCCAGAAGAACTGTGGAGAATCCACTATGAAAGATTGTATATAAGAACATATCGTGCTGGGACAGTAAGATTCCTTAATGAGATGATGAATGGACGTGGAAAATATCATCTCAGACAATGGGAACGTGACCAGCACATTTATATGGGAACGAAATTCTTACATACAGATGTAAAGTCTGATCAGATTATGTTCAGATGTAATACACCTAAGAAAGTTGTAGTTAAACCAAATTATACTCTGAAGATCATTCCTTATTCTGATATGTATATTTCTGTACTTTATGGTAATTCACCAGAAACTACTCAGATACGCGCAAAAGCTGGACAAGAATATAAGATTACTACGAACTTGACAAATATGGATGATACAGCTATTCTTATTTATGCTGCATCAAGAATCGAGGCATTAAATGACCTTTCTACTTGTTACATCCATGATAATGACTTCTCAAAAGCATCAAAGCTTAAGACCCTTATCATTGGTAACAATACTGAAGGATATCAGAATACATTTATGACAACTCTTAATATGGGTAATAATACTCTTCTTGAAACATTGGATATTCGTAATTGCCCAAATCTGACAGGCTCTGTCAACTTATCTGCATGTGAAAATCTTATTAATCTTTATGCTGATGGAACAATTGTAACATCTGTATTATTTGCTAATCATGGTAAGATTGCTCATGCCTCTCTCCCATCTTCTATCAACACTCTTACACTCAAGAACCTTAAAGACTTAACTGATCTTAAGGTTGCAGGATACGATAATTTACAGACATTTGTATGTCAGCACTCTATCGTAGATGCTCTTGCTATATTACGTGCAGCCATCAGCACTCTTCGTACCGTAACAATTACTGGTATCTCATGGAATCTTGACGATACTACGCTTCTTCTGAAATTAGCAAAGCTTACTGGTATTGATGATAATGGAGCTATTACAGAGCAGTCTGTTCTTACTGGAACCGTACATGTACCTGTAGTCAGACAGCAGGAATATAAAGAATTTGTTGGTTCTGAAGATGAACCTGGTATCTGGACAGACCTTGTTCTTACTTACGATTCAATCATTACTCAGTTCAAAGTTACATTTATAAATGATGATGAAAGTAATACTATCCTTGATATCCAGTACGTAGATAAAGGTGGAAACGCTGTTGATCCTACTACAAGAGAAGTTAATCCGATTCCTGTTCCTACAAAGAAAAGCACAATTAAGCTTGATTATACCTTCAAAGGATGGAAAGATTCAATGACAGGAATCTTTGCTGACAGAACTATTACTGCTGTATATGACAGTAAAATCCGTGAATATACTGTAAAATATGTTTCTAAAGGATTATCTCTTCAAGAATCTACTGCCCAGTATGGTTCTTATGTAAAATATACAGGTGACACTCCTACTTATACTGCTGAGGAATCTGCTTATAAGTACAATCTGTTTAAAGGATGGGATAAGTCAGGATTTGTCGATGGAAATAAAACGATCAATGCAGTATATGAAACCTGCGAATACGTAGATGGATACTTTGATGGTAAGGATCTGGCCAATATGACACAGGTTGAGCTTTATACTCTTATGAAAATGGGACTTGAAACAAAATCATTATCATTAAAAGATACATTAGATTTCAAACTTGGTGTTGATTATAGCTATGGCGACATTGAAGAGCATGAAGTTATTTCAGTTGCGACTAAATTTGATGGAACAAACTATATTGACACCGGATTAAAGATCATGGAAAAAGACAGAGATTTTACAATTGCTATTGACTTTGAATTTGATTCAGGAAATAGTGTAAACTCCACTCTTGCACAGTGCTTCCAGGGTGACGGTTCTAATGGATTTAGACTCTGGTATTCTCAGGAACCTCGTTTCTCATGGAATACTGATAGTATAGCTCCATCTGCTGGAACCAATAGAGAAATCATCGTATTCCGTCATGAAGCGGGAAGTCAGAAGCTGTACGTATACAATTCAAACATGACTGGAAAAGAAGTATCTTCTACTACTCTGAATGCGATCAGGATTCCAGAGCATAGTTCCACTCTCGTATTTGGATGTTCTAAAGCTGACGACGGAGCATATGAAAACTTTGCAAAAGGCACTGTACATTGGGCTAAGGTTTGGTATGCGGATCTTGGTGAAGAACAATGTATGGATATTGCTTCTTGGATTCATGAAATTATTCCAATGGAAGTAGCTAAGTTTAAAGGATATTATCTGTCTGACGTTGCTTCAAAGAGAGCTAACATTACATTTGTTGCTTCTAATCTACTTGGTACAGAAAAACCTTATAATAATAAGAGCACAAATGCAGGTGGATGGGCTGATTCTACATTAAATACATGGTTGAATACTCGCATGGTTAAGGCAATCTCTCCTTTATGGAAAGCGTTGATCAAACCAGTTAAAGTATATTCTTCTGTCGGTAACAAGTCTAATGACACTTCTGTATCTAATTGCAGATTCTATGTTCCATCTCTGTACGAAGTTGATCCTACTGCTACTTCTGAACCATATATTTCTGAAACAAATGCTCCTATTGCTTATTTCACAGATGATGATACCAGAAAGAAAGCAAACTCTTCTACTCCTACGGAGTATAAATCTTACTGGACCAGATCTCCAAATGCTACAGTTGCAAACTGGCTGTATACGGTTAATGAATCTGGTGCAACATATGGGTTCTCTTATCCAGGACAGAATTCTGGAATCTTACTTATGTTCTCAATTTCAAGTGAGGGGTAACCATTCCCCTCTTATAAGGAGGATATCACATGTATTATAAAGTAATCAAAAATGATGAAGTCGTAGATGTCCTTAATCATATCCTGTATATCAAATATCAGGAAAAACATAGTCTGTTGCTTCTATGTGATATCACAGAAGCACAGGCTATTTTAAGTTCAGACGGAAAATATGGATGGCACATTGAAGGTCTCTATAATTTTTCGCCTGATAATGACATCTATGTAATAAAAGAAATTTCAAAATATGAATATGACAAATTGAAGAGGTGATCACAGCATGGCGTTAATTCCAACCTGGTATTCTGCATCAACTAAGCAAATTGCAGAAAAGGCTTTACAAAGAGGGGTGCTAAAATACCCAGGACTTTGTTACATTCAAGACAGTAAGAGTATAGCGTGGGTGACCATCGACAATACATTAGAATATGTCAAAGGAGATAAACAGATTACAGATGTAAAATGCATCAGATCAAATCTTATGTTTTTCTCTGGAGATAAACTACTTTTTTCTTATGACATATCTATGACTGACGAAGATAAAGGTCATATTGTTGAAGAAGTCAAGAAAACAATTGGATTGGATAATTATGTCAAGTCTTCTGAGCTTTCTACTCTTTTAGATAATATAATCGGTAATCTTGAAGATAAGTCCACTGTTGTAGATTATATCAACAGCTTATCTTATAACAAATTATCTGACGTACCTATTGTGAATCTTATAGGTACACTTACTGTTCCTGTGAAGATATCATCACTCGATGATGGTATTTATAAAGTAAAAGGCCAATCTATCATTGGCGGAAACAATACTACTGTTCAATCTTCTGCAGACGATGTTCTGTATCTTGTATCTCATGACGCTGATACTTCCAGCACAACAATCACAAAAATGCAAGGAAAATCTATTACATTATACTTCATTCAGCAGGATGGTGAATATACGACTGATCGTTATATCACTGAAAACTGGATCAATGAGCAGAATTTTGCAAGTGCTGATTCTGTAAAAGAATATGTTTCAAATATCATTGAAGAAACTGTTCTGGATGTTTTAGACGAACATATTGACGCTGCTTTAGAAAGAAAACTTGGTGGTATTGATTCTAAAGATTTAACAAATATATTTCAAGGAGGAAATTAATTATGGCAAAATTACAGTTCGCTACACTTTCTAATCTTCAGGAGTTCTTAAATCTGCATAACGTACAGATTGACACAAAAATCAGTGAAGCTGTTAAAAGCTCAATTAAAACAGTATCCCAGTCAGAAGACGGATACACACTTTATTTCTATACAAAAACTGCTCCAGTAACCATTGATGAAGCAGCATTTACTATTACTATTCCACAGCCAACAGGCAAAGCAGATAAGGTAAAAGGAGCTATCTCCGGACATCTTGCAGGTCTTGATGCTAATGGTAATCTTGTAGATTCTGGAAAGGCGGCTACAGATTTCGATGCAGCCGGAGCTGCTAACACAGCAAAAACAGAAGTAATGTCTTATGTTGGTACTATTCCTACTGGTGCTAAAGCTAAAGATGTAGTTTCTTATATTAAAGAAGCTGTAAAGACAGGCACATATGATGATTCTGCTCTGAAATCAAGTGTTGCAGCTAATACCGCAGCAATCAGTACTCTTAATGGAACCGGGGCTGGATCCGTAAAGAAAGCTGTTTCTGATGCAGTTGCTCAGATTGTTAACGGCGCCCCAGAAGCATATGACACACTGAAGGAAATCTCTGATTGGATTTCTTCTCATGCATCTGATGCAGCAGGAATGAATAGTCAGATTACTACCAATAAAGAGGATATCTCTAAGCTGAAAACACTTATCGGTACTCTCCCAAACACAGCAACATCTAAAGATATCGTAAGTTATATTGCTGAATATGTTTCTAAGGCTCTTGCAGATTCTGACCTTTCTCAGTATGCGAAAGCTGAAGATCTGACAGCCGCTGTAGGAAGAATTGATGCTATTGAAAAGAAATTACCTACATTAGAAGCTGCTGATAAAAAGAATGCTGGAGATATTACTGCTGTTAAAGGCAGAATGGATACTGCCGAAGGTAAGATTACTGCTCTTGAAAAAGATCTTGCCGCTGAAAAACCGAAGATTGCTAAGAACACATCTGATATCACCGCTCTTAAGGGGCTTGTTGGAGATGGATACGAAGCAATTCCAAGTGCGTCTATCAAAGGTTTATTTAGTGCGTAAAGTAAGGGGTTACTCCCCTTGCTTTCATTAAAGCGAAGGGATGTGCAGATAATGAAAGAACAATTTCTTAATTTACAGGGTCTTACTGAGCTTGTTGATTATATTAAAAAATATATAACTGATCAGCAAGAAGTCATCCCTTATGCATCTTATACATTGTTTCCAACAATTGGTAAAACAAATGCAATTTATGTGGACACAACCACAAATGCAATCTATAGATGGGATGATAATAATATCAAATATTATGCATTGGCATTTGATCCTGAAAAGGAATTCATCATGCAATGCGGTAGCTCGAAAGGATGATGTGAATGGCTACACAGACATTGAATACTCGTATCGCCCTTAAATCGGACACAACCGCTAATTGGGCGAAATCTACGCTTGTTCTATTAAAAGGTGAACAAGCGATTGAAATTACAGAATCTGGCGCTTACAAAATTAAAATTGGTGATGGGGTTAAAACATTTGCTGAATTGCCATATGCGACTATGACACCAGAAGAAATCTCTGCACTGATTGGTGATGGTTCAGTACAGAACGTAACTCTTGCTTCCGGTACTAACAACGGTACATTAAAACTGACTGTAGATGGAACAACTACAGATAATATTGCGGTAAAAGGATTAGGAAGTGCTGCATATACAAATACTTCTGCTTATGCAACTGCCGCACAGGGTACTCTTGCTACAAACGCAGTCCGTAAAGTAGTTTCTGGCACTGCGAACGGTACAATCTCTGTAACAACAGGAACTGGAGCAGCAACAGATATAGCAGTAAAAGGATTGGGATCTGCTGCATATAAAGGAGCTGGAGCTTCACAGGGACAAGTTCCTGTAAATGGAGCCGCTCTTGGAACGACAGCCAATGTTCCTGTAGTAACAAATACTTCCGGACAGTTAGTTCCACATGCCTCTGGTGCTCTTGGTTCTGCCGCATTTAAAGGTGCCGAGACATTTGCAACAGCTGCACAAGGTGCTAAAGCAGATAAATCAGTTCAGTCTGTATCTATTACTTCTGGAACTAATAACGGCACAATTAAATTAACTGTTAACGGCAATGCTACTGACAATATTGCTGTTAAAGGGCTAGGTTCTGCTGCTTACACAGCTTCAGGTGCCTATGCTACATCCGCTCAGGGTGCAAAAGCAGACGCGGCTATGCCAAAAGCCGGTGGTACATTCACAGGTACAGTAATGCTTGCAGCCGATCCAACTGATGCTTTACAGCCAACAACAAAACAGTATGTAGATGCCAAAATTTCAAGTTCTATTGCTGCTTCTGATGCAATGGTGTTTAAAGGAACACTTGGAACTAATGGTACTGCTACTGCTCTTCCTACATCTTCTGTTGTAATAGGCGATACATATAAAGTAATTACTCAGGTTTCTGTAGCTGCTGATAATTCTTATACAGGAGCTGCTGTGACAGCTAAGGTCGGTGACTTAGTAGTCGCTATGTCAAAGGATCCAAAATGGATTGTTGTACCATCTGGTGATGAAATCGTTACTACTGTTAAGTATTCCACTACAACACAGAATCTTACAACAAGTGCTAAGTCTGGAGAGATTACAGTAGGTGAAGCTGCTACAAAACAGGTAGATTCTTCTATCGCAGCCGCTTCTACTTCTACTAAGCTTCCAACTTCAAAAGCTGTTGCCGCTTTTGTTGAAGGAAAAGGTTACAAAACAACTGACCAGAAAGTAAAGAATACTCTTAATACTACTGCAAAGGCTTATGTAACTGGTACTACAAGTGCAACAACTGGTATTGGAGAACAGGTATTTGATACAGGTGTATATCTTGATACAACTGCTGGGAAACTTGTTGCTACTACTTTTGCAGGTGCTCTTCAGGGTAACGCAACGACTGCTACTTCTGCGGCTGCTTGTACAGGTAATGCTGCTTCTGCAACAAAACTTGCAGCATCAAGAAATTTCTCTCTTACTGGAGGTGCCGTTGCTGATGCTGTAGCATTTAACGGTGGAGAAAATGTTGCTCTTAGTGTTAAAAGTTTAAATACTGATTATTTAACTAATGGAGCCAATACTCTTATTTTAAATTGTGGGACATCTGTTTAAATGAAAGTGGCCTCTTTTATGAGGCTGCTTTACTAAATATGAAAATTATAGATTATATCTATTTAAATAAAAATTAAAAAAGGGAGGTGCACAATGGGAGAACAAAATCTCAATATACGAATCAAACATAAATATGATACGGAAGCTAATTGGAATAAAAATAATCCTGTTCTTTTAAGTGGAGAAATAGCAATTACAAGTGATAAATTCGGTAAACATAAAGTGGGAGATGGTACGCATAAATGGTCAGAACTCTCTTATGTAAAAGCTGATCTTACAAAAAGCGATGTAATAAGCGCTCTTGGCTATACGCCTCCTTCAAGTGACACTTGGCGAGGTATTCAGGATAATCTAATAAGCAGCTCTACAACTGAGTCTCTATCTGCTGCACAGGGTAAAATATTAAAAGAGTTAGTTGACGGGAAAGCTCCGTCTTCACATACGCATACTAAAAGTGAAGTCGGATTAGGCAACGTTGACAATACTGCTGATGCCACAAAAAGTGTTAAATATGCTATTTCTGCAGGTAGCGCATCATCTGCCGCTGCTCTTACTTCTAATGCTGGATCATCAACTCAGCCAGTATATTTCTCAGGTGGTAAACCAGTAGCTTGTTCATATACACTTGGTAAGTCAGTGCCTGCAGATGCATTATTTACCGATCATACTTATGGAAACATGAAGGGTGCTACTTCTTCTTCTGCCGGAAGTGCTGGTCTTGTTCCTGCACCTAATATAGGAGAACAATTAAAGTTTCTTCGTGCAGATGGTGCATGGGTAATCCCTACAAATACGACATATTCTGTAGGTACATCAAGTTACTTAGGAATAACTAAGCTTTATACTGAAACTGGGTCGGCTACAGATGGTACCATGACTCAAAATGCTATTACAACTGCCCTAAATGGAAAATCTGCTACTGGACACACACATAATTATGCTGGATCATCTTCAGCCGGTGGAAATGCGAACGCAGCTGTAAAATTAGCTACTGCAAGAAAGATTGGTAGTGCTTCATTCGATGGCACTGCCGACATTACTTTATCTCAGATGGGACTTAATGTTCCTGTTGAAATTACAAAGGCTGATTATCTTGCAAAAAAGAAAGCTGGAACTTTAAACGCAAATACCTATTACAATGTTATTGATGAATATGATTCTGTAAATGTTATTAACGACTCATCTGTAACAGCCAACAGTACGTTTTCAAGTACTAAATCAGAAAAAACATATGCAAAGAAAAGTACACTTGTTAATACTACTCTCACAGCAAGTAAATGGACTGGATCTTCTGCCCCATATAGTTATATATTATCCGTATCTGGAGTAACTTCTTCAAATATTGTAGAAATAGATTATGCTTCTAATGCTTCATCTGCTGCTATTGAAGCTTACCAAAATGCAATGTTAGCTGACGGAGGACAGACTACAAATCAAATTACTATAAAAGCAACCGAGAAACCAACTGTAGATATTCCCATTACTATTGTTATAAGAAATGATTTATAAAAGGAGGCGATAACATGGCAATTTATAAAGGTGAACAATGTCTTGCCGGAGTTGGTAAGAATGCAACTATTAAAATTGGTACTGCCGAAACTGGTTCTTCAGCTGCAGTAACTAATTCTGGCACCGATACAGATGCTATATTGAATTTTACATTACCTAAAGGTGATCAGGGAGTCGGCATATCAAGTGTTATCCCTCATTATCTTGCAAGTCCTAAATCGCAGGGAGTGACCAGATCAACTACTGGATGGGCGACTTCCGCTCAAGTTATGACATCTACAAATAAATATTTGTGGTGTTATCATGAATTTGTTTTGACAAACAATAATCATTTGTATACAGATGCAACCGTTATAGGTGTTTATGGAGATAAAGGTGATCCGGGTACAACTGATTACAATGGATTGAAGAATAAACCGGTCGTTAATGGAGCTGTAACTGCTTATCAGTCAGATATTATGAAATCTCAGTTGAGAAATGTGACATTCTCTACTGAAGAACCTAAGACAACTGATGGTAAACCTGGTGATATGTGGGTGGTGTATGGCGATGAGTAATATTAAAACTGGTGATATTTTAAACTTTGATTATACTGGTACTGTCCAAACTGTAACACTTCCTAAAGGTACATATAAGTTGGAGTGTTGGGGTGCTCAAGGAGGATACAGTTCTTCTAATTCAGGAATAGAGGTTGGTATGGGCGGAAAAGGTGGATACTCCGCTGGAACTATTACACTAAACCAAAAAACACTTATATATATTTATACTGGTGGAGTTGGTAGCATAAGTGGCAACGGTAAAGCAGATGGTGGATTTCCTAATGGTGGTTCATCTTGGGCTTCCAGCACAAGCGAAGGTGCTGGTGGTGGCGGTGGATCATCCGATATCCGTATTGGTACCGATTCATTGTATGCTCGTGTTATCGTAGCTGGAGGTGGCGGAGGTGGCGGTGAAGACAACGAAACTGGCGGATATGGTGGCGGTGAAACTGGCGGAACTTCAGGTTCTGGAACACCTGGTAGTCAAACTGCTCCAAGTGGATATTTTGGAATCGGCGGTCATACTTCCTATGATGGTGGAGGTGGTGGCGGTGGATGGTATGGTGCTTATCCAGCCGGTGGTCAAACAACTCCAGCTACCGGTAGCAGTGGAAGTGACACATCTGGCTCTCCTGGAGGATCTGGTTACGTTTATACTTCTGCTACAGCCTCTAATTACCCGTCAGGTTGTTTATTAAACTCTTCTTATTACTTATCTGCTGCTAAAACCATAGCAGGTAACACTTCTTTTACATCTCCCACAGGTTCATCTGAGACAGGGCACTCTGGGAACGGCTATTGTCGAATTACTGTTATTGAATGCAAGAATACGGCGCTATATACCAGAATAAACAATTCAATGAAAAAGGCTACTGCTTTTTATTTCAAATTAAATAATAACAAAATGTACGGCGTTGGATCTGCTAATTATAATGATTCTGTTATGAATTTTGATTATACTGGTTCGGTTCAAACTGCTACATTGGCTCCTGGTACATATAAACTTGAATGCTGGGGCGCTCAAGGTGGGAATGGATCATCTAATGGTAATTCTAATATAAATGCAGTTGGTGGTCTTGGTGGATATAGTGTTGGCACCATTACATTAAGTAAAACACAAAAAGTATATATATATTCTGGTGGAAAAGGACAAACTAAATCAAATACCGATAGCTATTCTACTGTTAATGGTGGATTTAACGGCGGTGGGTCAAATTATACTTGTGGTTCCGGAGGTTCTGGTGGCGGTGGATCGGATATAAGGATCGGAACTGATTCATTATATGCAAGAGTAATTGTTGCAGGCGGCGGTTCTGGAACAGGATGGACAATTAAAGGTGCCGCTGGCGGTGGAATATTAGGCTTATCAAACTATAATTCATCTTACAATAGTACTCAAACAGCAGGAGGAATAGCTTATACTTCAGCTTACAATATAATGCCCACAGCTGGCACTTTTGGTATAGGTGGCAATGGTTCCGGTTCTTCAGAAGGCGGTTCTGGCGGTGGAGGCGGCTGGTATGGAGGTGGCGGAGCCGGATATACGGGCGGTTCTAGTGGTGGATCAGGTTATGTCTACACTTCTGTCACTGCTTCAAATTATCCAAATGGTTGTTTACTTAACTCTTCTTATTATCTTTCTAATGCTCAAACTATTGCCGGAGATCAATCGTTCCCTGCTCCTTCTGGTTCTACAGAAACTGGTCATTCTGGTAATGGACATGTAAAAATCACTAAATTATCAGGTGTAATATATCTTACTCATGCTAAGAACAACATAATGGATTTTAATTATACAGGTTCAGTACAATCTAAAACTCTAAAACCAGGTACGTATACAATAGAATGCTGGGGTGGCCAAGGAGGAACTTACAGTAGTTACATAGGCGGATACGGTGGTTATTCCAAGGGTACTATTACTCTTACTGAAGCAACTACTGTTTATATATCTGTTGGTGGGGCTGGATCTTCCTCTTCTACTGCTGCAGGATTCAATGGTGGAGGAACTGGTATTTCTTCTGGTAGAGGTGGTGGAGGAGCTACAGATGTTCGTATAGGTCAAAATTCTCTATATTCAAGAGTTATCGTAGCCGGAGGTGGCGGCGGAGCTGGTGTAACAAGTGCCAATACTAATCCTTGTGGTTGTGGCGGTGGAGAATATGGTGGAGATGGATATTACAATGATACCACTGGTTCTTATACTATAGGTCAAAATAGATGTGGTGGTAGTGCCTCACAAACTGCAGGTGGCAAAACATGGAGCACGAGCACTCAGGCTACTTTTGGTCAAGGCGGAAATGCTTCAGGCTACTCTTGTGGTGGTGGCGGAGGCGGCTGGTATGGCGGTGGTGGAGCCTATGACAATGATTCTGACTCTGATGGACGTTGGGGTGGAGGAGGCTCAGGATATGTTTATACCTCTTCTACAGCTAAAAATTACCCTAACGGATGTCTACTAAATTCTACTCATTATCTCACAAATGCTCAGACTATCGCAGGAAACACTTCTTTTACTTCTCCTACAGGATCAGCAGAAACTGGTCACACAGGCAGTGGATTCTGCAGAATTACAAATTTGAACCCAACACAATATGGATTATACGTAAAAACGAACTCTGGTTGGAAACACATAGATTTATAAAAGGAGGGCTTAACTATGCCGATTATATTTCACGGAACAGGTAGTGGCGGCTCTGCTAAAAAACTAAAAACCGCACGAACTATTAATGGTACGAATTTTGATGGTACAGCTAATATTACTACTGCTAATTGGGGAACAACAAGAACCGTTACTGTAGGAAATACAAGTAAATCTGTAAATGGATCTGGAAACGTAAGTTGGTCGTTAGCTGAAATAGGTATTCATCTTTCAACAACGGAACCTGCAGCTAGTGACGGAAAAAATGGAGATATTTGGATTACTTATGAATAAAAGACTGAAAGGAAGGTGAGGCTTATGGCTTGTAGTAATGGATGTGGAACTTCTTGTTCTACTGACTGCACTCATTCATCATCTGGTGGATGTGGTGGTTCTTGTGGTGGTTCTTGCTCTACTAACTGTACTGGTGGATGTTCTGGATATTGTGATGGAACTTGTAAGGGAGGTTCAGGAAGTACTTGTTCTGACTGTACTGCCAAATGTGCTAATGACTGTACCGGAGCTTGTACAAATGCTTGTGTAACCGGATGCACTGGCTGTGGGAACAACTGTGATGGAGACTGTACAAGCGCCTGTGCTCAAAGGTGCTCTAATGATTGCAATGCTGCATGTACTGCTACTTGTGCTTATGATTGCGAACATACTTGCACTGCTTCTTGTGCCAACGACTGCACCAGTTGTGGTGGATCTTGCTCAAGTAATTGCTCAGGAAATTGTGATTCCGGTTGTTATACTGGTTGTTATGGTTGTGATTCTACCTGTTCTGGTGGTTGTTCTGGCACTTGTAATACTACTTGCACTACCACTTGCGCCAATGACTGCACTGGCGGGTGCAAAGGAACCTGTACAGGTGGATGTGGTGGTTCTTGTGATAATTCATGCGGCTTTTCTTGTGAAGCTTCATGTGATAACAATTGTACTGCTGTTTGTTCTGTATCTTCTGTGTATGGTGAAAACTCAGAGAAGAGTGTATTGAATTTTGCTTATACAGGTAAAGCTCAATCTGTAACCCTTGAGCCTGGAAAATATGTTCTTGAATGCTGGGGAGCACAGGGAGGTTATCGTTCTAATTCTAGTTATGGTGGAAAAGGTGGCTATTCTACAGGGACTTTAACATTGACTCAAAAAACTACTATATACATATATGTCGGTGGATCTGGAAATTCTGTTACATCAGCATCAAATTCAATCTATCCCGGAGGTTTCAATGGTGGTGGATATAGATACAATTATAAAGGTGGTGGTGGCGCTACTGATATTCGTATTGGAAGTGCTTCTTTATATGCCCGTGTTATCGTTGCAGGTGGCGGTGGTTCTGATGGTAGTCCTAATTATAGTGGTGGGTATGCAGGTGGTGTATCTGGTACTAGGGGAAATTTTGGATATGGTTTATATGGATATGGTGGATCTCAAACTGCTTCATATTCATCTTTAAGTGCTATTAATTCACAAGGCACCACAAATTCTTCTTCTAACTGTGCTGCTGGTTTTGGTTTCGGTGGTTTTGGATGTTATTACGCTTCAGGTTACGGTGGAGCCGGTGGCGGAGGATGGTACGGTGGACAAGGTACTTATCCTGATGGTTCTGGAGATGATGATGGCGGTGGCGGAGGTGGATCTGGTTACGTTTATACTTCCTCTTCTGCTTCTAACTATCCTCAAGGCTGTCTCCTAAATTCATCTTACTATCTTTCTGATGCTTCTAATTTATCTGGCAATGAATCTTTCAAATCTCCTTCTGGTGCTACAGAAACTGGTCATTCTGATAATGGCTATTGTAGGATTACCTGTTATGTCAAAAAGAAAACTCTACATTGTAAAATGAACAATGAAATTAAAAAAGCAGCTCCAGTATTTATGAAAATGAACAATAAAATTTATGATGCTGGCGCTAATGCTGTAATGGATTTTGCTTATACAGGAACAGCTCAAGCTATATCACTTCCAAGAGGAAAATATATTATAGAATGCTGGGGCGCTCAAGGCGGTTCATATAGTAGTTATTATGGTGGTGCTGGAGGATATTCTGTCGGAACCATAACTCTAACTAAAAATTCTACGGATTTATATATTTATGTTGGTGGACAACCAGAAGCTACAACTTCAACAGGTGAAACACCTGGTGGATTTAACGGAGGAGGAAAAGGTTGTTCAAGAACTTATAATTATAGTAGTTATGGACAAGGTGGCGGCGGTGCAACCGATGTTCGTATAGGAAAAAATGATCTTTATGCTAGAGTTATTGTCGCTGGTGGTGGCGGTGGATCATCATCAGAAAATTCGCTTACAACAAAATATGGCGGTGGAACTACTGGTGGTTCTTCTGCTTCTGGATATGGAGCTACACAAACTGCTGCAGGTACAAATGGTTCGTTTGGTCAAGGTGGTTCTGCAACAACTTCTGGAACTAATTATAATTATGGTTCCGGCGGTGGCGGAGGCGGCTGGTATGGCGGTGGTGCATGTTCTGATTATAGTGACAGCACTAACTACCGAGGCTATAATGGCGGAGGTTCAGGATATGTTTACACTTCAGCTACTGCTGCTAATTATCCAAGTGGTAATTATGTAAATTCTTCTTACTACCTTACCAATGCGCAAACTATAGCAGGAAATCAATCATTTAAATCACCTGATGGAACAAATGAAACAGGCCATACCGGAAATGGTTTCTGTCGAATCACCCGTAAATCAGGAAAAATATTTGTAAAACAAAACGGTTCATGGATCAAAGTATAACACTTTGGTCCATATTTAAATTACGAGGAGGAATTGTTATGAAACTTATTTTTAAAGACGGACAAGAATTAGTTATTACTCGTGCTAACGATACATATTCATATGAAGGATATAAAGATGGGTTAGGAAATGATATGAACAAAAATATTGTAGCTACTATTTCTATCTTCAACTCTGATAAATCCTTGAATACAATCAGAGATATGATCACTGACGAGAATAGAACTGGTTTTAGAATTATTTATGGGAATACCCAGAAAGATTATACTGGAATGAAAATTGAGAGTATTTCAGAAGAAATCTCCAATGAAAGAAGTGTTATTAATATCTCATTAGCTACAGATAAAACCATAGCTCCTACTGAGACCACTGAAACAACAACAGAAAAAACTAAAGAAGAAACTAAAGAAAAAACGGAAACAGCTTCTGATAAATAATTAAGAATGAAAGGAATATAAGGATATGAGAAAAATAATCGTAAAGGTTGATAAAGAAAAAGCTACAGAGCTTGAAAGAGTTAATTTTGAATTAAACTTCGTAAAAGACATTGTACAGAGAGTTATTGAATCACATCCAAGCGATTTAGAACTCATCAATGGAGATACTCTTATGTCTTACAATAAACGTGGTGCAGAATTACAGAGAAAGTATGCTGCTCTTGCAAATGAGATGGAAAAGGAATATATCCCAGAATGCCTCGAAGGTCATCAGTATAGTTGGATTATTCCAAATAATTCTGATGAAATGACTATTACTATTAAATGTAATTGTGAGATTCCAGAATTAGAGGGGATAGCATGAAAAGGACAGAACAATATTCGGATCAGATAGCTAGACTTTATCCATCTAAGAAGGTAAAAACTGATGACGGACAAAGAATATTAACACAGAGTATCACTTTTCAAGTAACTGATGATTGTAACCTTGCATGTCTATATTGTTACCAAGGACACAAAGGAAAAAATCGAATGTCGTTTGAAACAGCTAAGAAATTCTTTGATTTAGTTGTATCAGGTGAAAAAGGTTTTAAATCTTATATCAATCCAGAGAAATCTCCTGGATTGGTTGTAGATTTCATTGGAGGAGAACCCTTTCTTGAGATAGAGCTTATAGATCAAATCTGTACTTATATTATGGATAAACTCATAGAGTTGGATCATCCTTGGGCCATGAAAACTATGTTCTCTATTTGTTCAAATGGTGTTTTATACAGGGACGAAAAAGTACAAGCATTTCTTCGTAAGTGGGCCAATAGATTATCTTTCTCAGTGACTATTGATGGGAATAAAGAATTACATGATTCCTGCCGAGTTTTTCCAGATGGTGGTCCAAGTTATGACATAGCTGTCGATGCTGCGTCAGATTGGATGAAACGTGGGAATCATATGGGAAGCAAGATTACAATTGCTCCAGGTAATATCAGCTTCTTATATGATGCTATTAAGCATATGGTTGATCTTGGGTATGATGAAATTAATGCTAACTGTGTATATGAAAAGGGTTGGACACCTGTACATGCAACTGTTCTTTACGATCAAATGAAACGCATATCTGATTATTTCTTGGAACAGAATTTTGATTTTGAACGTGATTTCTTCTGTTCCCTTTATAATGAAGACTTCTTTCAGCCTAAAGATCCTGATGATTTACAAAGTTGGTGTGGAGGCGTTGGTAATTCAATGATTGCTTGTGATCCTCAAGGTCGCATATTTCCATGTATCAGATATATGGAATCTTCTCTTAATGGAGAGCAAGAACCGTACTCTATTGGTGATGTAGATAATGGTATAGGATGCACAGAATGTTATAAATGCAGAATTAATTGTATGGCAAAAATAGATAGAAGGACACAGAGTACAGATGAATGTTTCTATTGTCCTATAGCTGCAGGATGTTCTAATTGTTCTGGTTATGATTATCAAGTGAATGGTACTCCTGACTCAAAAGCTACTTATATATGTGTTATGCATAAAGCTCGTGCTCTTGGGAATCTGTATTTCTGGAATAAATATTATAGAAAAAATAATATGAGTAAGCGAATGAAAAACTATGTGCCAGATGAATGGGCGCTTGAGATTATTTCTGAATCAGAACTTAATATGTTGAAAGAACTTGAAAGAGAGGATTAAAAGCCTCTCTTTTTTATTGACTAAAAGGAGGCTTGATATTATGGCAGAAATTAAAGGAATTGATGTTTCCAGATGGAATGGAAGCATTGACTGGAAAACTGTTGCTAGTTATGGAATGGGCTTCGCTATCCTAAGAATCACAGAAAAAGGAAATATTATTGATAGCACATTCGAACCTAATTATAAAGGCTGTATTGAGAATAAAATTCCTGTTGGAGTCTATAAATACAGCTATGCTACTACTATTGCTCAGATTAAAAATGAAGCAAATGTAGTTATTAAAACATTGAATAAAAGAAAACTGGATTATCCAGTGTTTCTTGATATAGAGGATAAATGTCAGGAGAATTTATCTGACAATTTAATGATGAAAATGATCGAAGCGTTTAGAGCTATTATTGTCAAAGCTGGATATAAATTTGGTATTTATTGCGGTTATTCTTGGTATCAGTATCAACTACCAGAAGGTGCTAAAAAGTATGATTGTTGGGTTGCCCGATATCCTAATAATGATACCGGTGAATTACAGGAAAGATTAAGAGTTCCTGCTTCTACTGGTGTTATTGGATGGCAATATTCTAGTAAGGCAACCATTCCTGGTATTCCAACAAAAACCGATCGAAGTGTATTCTATAAAGACTATTCTAAATCTTCTACTACTTCTACAAACTCTCTCAAACCAACAACTACACAAGGAAGTGATACTATGAATAAAGATAAAGCTATTGATGCTCTTATTGCTTGCGCTGAAAATGAGGTTGGATATTTAGAGAAGAAATCTAATTCTCAGCTTGATGATAAAACTGCAAATGCAGGTTACAATAACTACACTAAATACTGGAGAGACGTATATCCTCAGTATCAGGCACAGGCTTGGTGTGCAGCGTTTGTGAGTTGGTGCATGATGAAAACATTCGGTCTTGATGTAGCTAAAAAACTCCTTAAACATTGGCCTTATGTATACTGTCCTACTCTTGGAAATCTCTTCACAAAGTATGCAAATCCACAGCGAGGAGACATTGTAATCTTCTATCGTAATGGTACATTCGCTCATACTGGATTAGTAACAAAAGTCGAAGGAGATAAATTTTATACTATTGAAGGTAACACTTCAGGAGGCTCTTCTATTGTTCCAAATGGTGGTGGAGTTTATGCTAAGAGTTATTATAATTCAAATCTCCCTGGGACAAAGTTTTGTCGTCCAGACTATTCTATTGTCACATCTATTTTAACATCCCCTGCACCTGTACAGCCATCTTATACTGCATGGGTAGGTTCTTGTACAGCTAATGGAACAGATGTATTCTCAGGCGCTACAGGAGCTTCTAAGTTAAGTACATATCCTAAACTTAATGCAGGTAATCTTGTGGATATCATCGGTGAATCTGGTACAAGATATCAGGTTCGTATCGCTGCAAAATATATAGGGTATGTAGAAAAATCTAACATTAAAAATCCTAATACTCCTGCTGCAACAACTACAAAAAAATATCCATTTGTAGGAAAAGTAACTGCAAGTAAATTGAATGTTCGCAAAAAACCCGGTACTGAACATCCGTTACTTCCAGAGTATCCGATGTTAAATAAAGACAATCTTATTAATGTCCTCGGAGTTACAAAAGATACTAAAGGTGACAGATGGTACAAAGTATCAATCACTAAAAAAGAATATGTTGGCTATGTATCAGCCAAATATATCATTAAGGCATAAGGAGGTACGTCATGGGTATTGAACAGATACAGAAAATCCATGAGTTTGGTGAGATCAATGTGATCATATCTTTACTTCTTTGTGCAATGCTTGTTATAGCTTTAAAAGCTGGATGGGAGAAACTTCTTGATGTTCTTGGTCTCGAAACAAAAGCATCTCTACAGAAGAAAGCTTTAGAGAAGAAGTTGTCTGATATGGAACAGAAAATTGCTGATTTTGAACAGTCTCAACATAATTATCATGACCAGTCCATTAATATCAGAGATGATCTGAGAACAAATCAAAATACTCTGAGCACACAGCTTACTGATCTTACAACTTTGATGCAGAACTTTATAACTAATCAAGATGAGTGTACTGTAGCATCATTTAGAAGTTCTCTCTGGAGAATGCATAGAGACTTTATGGCACAAGGATACATCACACCGGATGGATTAAAGACATTCCTAGAGATGGGAAAGCTTTATGAAAAGGCTGGTGGAAATGATATTTATCATGAGAAATTACTTCCAGATATTGAATCTCTGGAAGTCAGATATACAAAAGACAATGTACTATAATTTATGGGTAGTCAAGCATTATACTTGGCTACCCATTTTTTTACTTTGATTCTTTATCAAGCATATTCCGAACGTCTTCTACAGAAAGTCCTTTTTCTCGAAGTAATTTGGCAAGATCTTTCATAGACTGTTCTTCTTTTACGGCTGCTTCTTTCTTCTCTGCTGCAACAAAATTTTTAGAAAGATTCTTTTTCTGCACTCTCAAGCCTTTGATATCTTCTGTAAGCTTAGTAATTTGTTCTTCTATAGATGTAATTTGTGCTTTAATTTCTTCTGATGTAAGCTCTACTTTTCTTACTCTTGCCATTTTTTAACTACCTCTTTTCGATTTAATAAGGGTGAAATAAGGGTGAAGTTTTTAAGAAGTGCTTGTTTTATAAGGCTCTAAGTCGGTTTTTCATGGGTACCGGAAACCACTGCTCTATCCACTGAGCTACAGGCGCGTATCTTGAAAATCAATCTTTTTAAACCTTTGTAAATACTGAAAAGCATTGATTTTACTGGCTTTAAAGCCACTTTATAAGAGATATTCAGTTGTCAAACTTGATACCTAGTCGTGTTAGTTTATACCCTTTTCACCCTATTAAATTTAATTCATAAGGGGGAAATAAGGGGGAATATTTCATTTTCCGCATTGATAAGGGGGAAATAATTATTGCTTCATCCTTATCCTTATGCTATAATTTACTTAACACATAATTCATATTATCATAATTTTGGAAAAAAGTAAAGTTTTTTATTTTGTAAGTAAAATTAGTGTAATTTTGTACAACGGAGGGATGTATATGGCAAGAAGGGAAAAAGGTTCAGGATCATGGGATACTGTAACAAAGAATGACATTACATACTATAGGTACCGTAAGAAATATAATGGTATGACAAGCCGGAAAGAATTTGTAGGAAGGACAAAAGCTGATGTAAAACGCAAGATACAAGAATTTGAAGCTAAGAGTATGAGGGTTAACCAAAAAGATTATCGTAAGATGACTCTTGGGGAATGTATAGATAATATCCTGCAGACGTTGGAGCCGACTTTCAAGACAAATAACTATGCTACTCTTCAGTCTACAAATCGCTGCTATATTAAAACTAATCCGATTGCTGATGTCCAGATGGCTGCTATAGACAAGATTGTCATTCAAACATACTATACAAATATGTCGAAGAAATATTCTGAGAGCACTGTTAAAAAGACACGCACTCTTTTCAATATTGTTTTCGACTATCTTGTATCCTGTAACATCATTACAGAGAATCCTGCAAAAGGGATTAAGATGCCGCATAAGTCAAAATATGCAGTACAGAAGAAAGAACACTCTTTCTTATCTTTAGAAGAAGCTGAAAAATTTTATAATACGGCTCTTATGAAAGCAGATTCTGCTTTACCAGGTGTAAGGACAGGTGATTATATCTATGGACGTAATGCCAGGTTCTGTCTGTTAGTTCTTTATACTGGCATGCGTATAGGAGAAGCTTATGCTCTCACATGGAAAGATATAGATTTTAAGAATAATACCATTAACATAGATAAGACAATGGAGCGTATCAAAGTAGATGGCAAATATCAGTGGCTCATAGATACACCAAAGCGTCCTAAGTCAATCAGAGTCATTCCTCTGGCAAATCGTGCAAAGGAACAGTTGCTCTGGCTTAAAACTGTGTCTCCTGGCTTAAAAGCATCCGGAGATGATCACATATTCGTAACTGAAAATAATATTCCACCATCACAATCAACTCTTACCAGAACACTTAAAGCGATTCTCAAGAGAGCTGGCATCGAATCTAATGGCTTCGGCCTACATGATCTTAGGCATTCGTTCGGATCTATGCTGCTGCAGAAAGGATGGGAACAGAACCAACCTGTAGATATCAAGGTAATATCAGAGATACTTGGACATGAAGATGTTTCCACAACTTATAACATATATATGCATATCATGAATAAACATAAATCAGAAGTCATAAATTTACTTGATTAAAAATAAGGGAGTTATATCATTTCGATATAGCTCCCATTTTTTACTATAAAAATATTGTTTTACGTATATTATCAGATATCCATTTAAGATACTTTTCTTTAGGAATCCTGTATGTATTTCCTATTTTTATTTTAGGGAAAGAACTTAGTTGAATAAGCTGATATGTTTTGTTACGTCCTATTTTTAGATGTTTTTGTATATCTGTTGGAGTTAACATTTCATCCATTCCATACTCCTTTTGATTATATGAGCCATATTTAAAGGACTCCATGAATAGCCTTTATTTGAAATTACATAATCTACTTCATCCTTAATACCATCAAATTGACCCACATCAGATAGATTTCTCCTATAGGCTTCTTCTATGTCGTCACCACGTTCCAGAATTTTAATTAATCTATCCCTTCGAGGAACATCAATATAGAAAGATATAATATGCAAATCTTTGTTCTTCTTTAATTGTCTGAGCCCATGAGGAGTCAAGACAACTACTTTATCATCTGTACAGTCTTCTTTGGCTGTTCCATATTGCCAACCATTGTAAGAAGCATGTTCAGCAAAAAGATCTTTTTCTATCATATCATTAAATTGCTCTTCTGTAATAAAATGATATGTTTCTCCATCTACATCTTCTTTTCTCATAGGTCTAGTAGTATATGTAACTATTTTATTAAAACCTAAAGCAATAAGCTCTCTTTCAATAGAACTTTTACCTGATGCTGATTCTCCTACAAGTACTATCATGCGGCATTCTCCTTTGTATAAGTAATTAACTCCTTAGCATAAGGAAGAGTTAAAATCCAGTCACAAAACTGATGCCATTCAGTTAATTTATGAGACTTCCTCTGAAAATACATAGAACGAAGATTCTCATAATTCAAACTGAGAGTTCTTGTCTGAAGCCATCCATTAGGTAACCAACGTACTAAAGCTTTCCAATAACGCTTGTCTTTAGTCTCAAGATATTTCTGTCTATAATACTCACACTGATCAATAATAGCTGCTGGATCTTCAATCTCTGAATTGAAATCGTCTGTTTCAAAACATTCCAAAGTAATAGGTGTACTAGCAAGTTTGTGCATTGTACTGGAACTATTAGCTACTGTTCCTACTTTGTATGTATCGTACTCTTTCCACCAATAAAGCGGTGCGGTAATAGTAACAGCTACAGAAATCTGTCTTAAAAATTTTCTATGCTCTGGTCCGGCACTGATAAGTCTCTGACATAAATCCATGTCATTTGGACCAATAATATAATCCGTCATTCCGCACTGGTCGTAAGGCCCGTCATCAAATGGGCATTCACCACATTCGGCAAGCACACAAGAAACACTATCACTCTTACTATGAGACATTAACGGCAGTCTCATTCCATAAAGTGCTTCTTCAAAGTTATATACATGTGTTCTTTCAAATTTCATAGTTAAACCCTCCACTTTTTAATAGCTTTATTAAAAATTTCTATATCTATTTCTGGACCCATAATATTTATGTCAATATCTTTTGGTAATCCAAAAGATAAGACTCCCAGAATAGACTTTAAATCAATAACATATCTTCCGAACTGTGCATCAATATCACAATTTTTAAATCTATTGGCAATACTGACAATTTCTGTAGCATCTGTCGAATCATTTAGTCGAATTTTCATCTTTATCCTTTCTTTTTGTTAAATAGTATGATATAGTGTAGATGGTTGTTTTATACACTTCACTTGTACACAACCAACACACATTTTTTTTAGAGGCACTCTATTCAGCGCCTCTATTTTTTATTTATCTGTACTTCCAAATCCACCATTACGAGTACCCTCAGTTTTATCATCTTCTGTAATTCCATAAGGTAAGAAAATCCCCTGACAGAAGCCATCACCTTTAGCTACTTTCATAGTTTTAACCCCTTCATTGGTAATTTTAACCATAATATGCCCTTCGTTATCTGAATAGAAATAATCACTGTCAATGATGCCAACTGTGTTCTCAAGTCTTATTCTATATTTAAAACCTAAACCACTTCTTGGAAACAACATTAGTACCCAATCATTGTTCATTCCGCAACGAATACCAGTTGGAATCTTAATTGTTTCTCCCGGCTCTAACACAAATGACAACGGTGAATAGAAGTCATAGCCAGCACTACCTTTAGTTGCTCTCTGAGGAAGTTCAATAGGGTAATATGCATCTTTAATTGTTTTATCAGTAATCATTGACGGCTTACTGAATGAATCTTTCCATGCTGTTTCAAACTGTTCATAAGATACTTTTTCAAATTTTGCAACTCTTTTTGCCATATTAATAATCTCCTTTGTGTATGTAATATTGTGATTCTTTTATTGATAAGTTCATGCTAAAAATGTAATTCTTCATCACTTAGTCTGATTTGAATATAAACATTTTTATTGTCTTTAGGAATAAATCCATATACATGAACTTTTTCATTTGGATCATCAAAACATAAAATATTAGTATTTTCATCTTCTGGTTTTAACAAGTCCATAGCAAATTTTCTTATTGCTCTTTTCTGTAAAATTCTTGATTTACTACGTAGATTATTAGCACACCATATCCATCCATAACCAATACCTTCAACATCTATCCAGTAACATATATCTGGACGACTCTCATCATCATACCAATACTCACATACTTCTATATTTTTATATCTTTTTATTGGTATTCTAATATCTTTCTTTTTAAGAATATAATATATATCATCAGATAAATTGAAGTCTTTTATTACTCCTTGCAATGTCATAAACTAATCTGACCTTTCATTTTATATTTTCTTTTAAATACTTAATATATTTGTCCCATTCACCTAATGAATGGATATATTCTTTAGTTTTTAAACATTTTTTCTTCATATCTTTTTTCAAATCAATTGTCCTATACTGCTTACTTTTTTGAAGTTTATTGGTCAAAAAAGCATCGGTCACCCTAGAGACTAACAAGTAATCCTTGTTGTCCATAGAATCCAAAATAGCATTGTATTCTGCTAAATCTTCCTCAGGAATAGGGTAATCACATTTGGGTAAGTTCTTAGTCGAGAAAGGACTAATATCTGATCCTGCAGTTGCAGGTTTAAGAAAAGATGCTATGTATTCTAACTTACGAGCATGGAACTTAAATTCTATTTCTTTATCATTTTCCATGATACTTCGTACAGTTCCTTCATCTTCAAGTGCTTTGTATAATTCTTCATAAGTCTTATATTCCGGCAACCCAATATCATTAGCTATAGCTTTTAAAATATTGTGTCCTCTTCCTATAGATGGGATATAAGCTACAAGAGTAGAAAAACCATAATGATATATCTGAGCACCACCATAGCATTTGATATAAATATCATCAAAACTTGGGTCTATTCCTCCAGAATCATCTCTGGGATAATCATTGGTACTTTGATCTATTGCAGCTTTTAGTCTGTAAGTACCTTTATATTTCATTAGATATTTTGCCATTATTCTCCCTTTTCAAATAATTTTTCAATACCAGTTACATTGTTTCTATGATTCATATAATCCACTTACTTCTTGACAAATCTTCAATATAGTGTTATATTTAGTATAGTAATTTCAATTATCCCCTATATAAATCCCATATAAAGATTCAAAAAAATATATATCTTTAAGGGGGTGATTAAGATTGGATTTTTAATTTTAGCACTTATATTGGCGATGTTATTGTGTTTTATGTACGTAATAACATATATCATACTTAAGCAACTTAAAAACAGCAAAACTAATTTAATTAAAATTAATTTACTATCTAAAATCATATCTATAGAGATTGAAATTACCAATAATAATTAATTATAGATTAAAGGGGAAAATATAATACATTATACGGGCACCAGATGGGTGCCCATCTTTTATTTTCCAAGCATTTTAGAATCAGTTCCTTTTTTAAATCCAAAGAACGGAACATCTTCTTTAAAAATATAATCATCATTAATATAGTAACATGGATGCTCTTTTGTCTTTATAAAGAAGCATTCCTCTTGCGTTAACTCACAACAGTTAAATAAATAACTTTCTCTGTAATAATCACAATTGAGACAATTCATTTTAGTTTTTTTACTCCCTTTAACTCATTGACAATGGTAATAAAAACGCCCACAAGCACCATGGAGATTCTGTAATTTTCATACCTATTATTACTGCTACAGCAGTTGAAATCCATGCTATTGCTTTTGCAAATTCCATATATTAATTCTCCTTTAATACCATAATAACTGCATTACACATACCAATAATCTTTTGAAATTTTTCATCTTTCGAATGAACGTTTGCGCTAGACAAGGCATATCCATTTTCTGCAATTTCTTTTATTGCTGACATCCATTCAACAACAATGTTACTACCAGATTTTTCTTTAAGCTGATTTTCAGCATACATTCTTTCTTTATCAATAACTTCTTTATCAATCATTGTTAATATTCCTCATAGTCAGTCTCATCACTGATATTTAATTTATGTTTCTCAGCTTCATGTACTTTATTCAATGCGACTTTTTTACTATCGAATACTACTTCTCCTACAGTACTAAATCCTAAGAGATACTCATGTTTATCTCTTTTATCCATACCTACAAAGTAGGTGTCTGTGACTGTACGAACAGTCAAATCACAGACATCATAGATACCTACTGTAGGGAAAATTCTTGTATAATAGAGCTTGTCACCTTTTTCTATTACTTTCATTAATCACATTTACTCCATCCACAATTCTTGCAAGTATTACAGCCACCTTCAAAAACTAATTCTCCACCACACTGAGGACATTTCGCCTTAGAAACTGGTACAATCTTAGGTGTAATAACTTCTAATTCTTTTTCTTCAACATCTGAAAAACCTACTTCATCCATCATCTCTTCATACATTTCAAGAAGAGCATTTCCAATAGCTACAGGGCAACTGCTGCCTTTAGATGTATCGTGTTTAGTAGCTGTTCTAACCGCATATGATGGACAGGTACCAGAAGATTTTAACTGATCTACTATGGAATAAACATCAATTCCGCCTCTAGCTGCCAAAGAAATCATTCTCGAAAGTCCAATCATAAAATTATTACACCCACCGGAAGACCCTTTACTGAAATAAGTTTCAAGCAACTGGCCATTGTCTGGATCAAAGAAAGCTTCACAATGGAGTGTTCCACAACCTGTCCTAAGAGTTCTCTTTTTGCCAATGCAATTATCATCTGCTTTGATGATCATTCCTCTTTCTAATCTGTGAGGTTTTTCTACAATATCTTCTACATTCTCTTTAATAGTAAGAATACCTGCACGTTTACATCCATCTCTAAAGATAGTTACACCTTTTAATCCTGCATCCCATGCAGTCATGTATAATCCTTCCACCTGTTCAACTGTAAAATCATTTGGAACATTAACAGTAGAACTGATAGATGCATCAATGTGTGACTGCCAAATACTTTGCATATAGATTCTGTTCTTATAATCCAGTGTCTGAGCTGTTACAAAGTAATCTGGTAATTCAGAATCATCTTTTAATCCATGTTTATCCATATATTCTTTTACAATTGGAGTGTAGACTTTATAATATTCATCATGACCTTTAAGAGACTCTGTTTTTCTTGTATAGTAGTTTGCAAAAATAGGTTCAATACCACCAGACACACCAAGCATAGTTGAAAGAGATCCAGTTGGTGCAATTGTAAGTAACTGAGAGTTTCTAAGTCCAAATGATTCTACTAATTCTTTTGTTTCTCCTAATGCATTTTTACTATAAAACGCTGATTGTTCTACCGCTTCTGGTTTATATTTAGGATATACACCATATTCTTTTGCTAACACAGCAGATGTTTTAATTGCCATATCTGCCATAGTATGTCCAATCATGTCACATAAATCAATGGCTTCTGGACTACCATATTTAATTCCCAGTTTAATAAGCAAATCGGCAAGACCAAAGATTCCAAGTCCAATCTGTCTCCAATCATATACAGATTCTCTTTGTTCTTTTAATGGATGGAGTGGAAGTCCTTCATCTAATACTTCATTTAATGCAATAACAGACGATTTGACACAATGCTTAAAACTCTCAAAATCAAATCCTGTATCACATGCAAATTCAGCTAGGTTAATGCTACCAAGAAGGCATGAACCTCCCGCTGGCAAAGGTTCTTCTGCGCATGGATTTGTTCCTGCATATTCAAACTCATCATCACAACTAAGTAAATTCCAGTTATTGATTCTGTCCCAGAAAAGCATTCCAGGTTCAGCATAATCCCAGTTCATTTCACACATTTTATGGAACATTTCATATGCATCAATTTCTTTAGTGATGGTTTCTCCTGTTTCTAACCTAGTAAATGATAAAGTAAATGGAGTTTTATTCTTTACCGCAGCCATAAACTTGTCTGTAATTCTAATAGAAATATTAGCTTTTGTGACTCTATCAAGGTCTGATTTAATACCAATAAACTCTTCTAAGTCTGGATGCTCACATGAAAGACTAAGCATTAAAGCTCCTCTACGTCCCGCTTGCCCGATTAATCCAGTAACCATAGAATATAAGTCCATAAATGATACAGAACCAGTTGTTTCTTTAGCGGCATTATTGACCTTTGCACCTCTTGGAGATAATTTACTAATATCAACTCCACATCCACCACCATAGCTATATGTACGAGCAAGTTTTTTAGCGCAGTCAAAGATACTTTCAATATTGTCTTCTGGTGGTTCAATTACATAGCAATTACTGAGACTAATTTTACGTCCTTTATTCTCAAGACCTCTATTAGCAAGAATGCGACCTCCAAATAAGAACTTTTTCTCTTTAATTAAATTAGCAATTTCTGAATTTCCACCAGATACACGATTAATCCACTCATCAAAAGTTTCATTTTCATATCTGTATTTTCTTTCCCAAATGTCTTGTCCTAATTGATTCTCTGTTCCTAACCATTCCTGTACTGTCATACACATTCTCCTTAATCGTAATAATTAATAATATAATCAACAGCTTCTTCAAGAGTATCAAACACTACATCACAATCTTCAGGAAGCCATTCATATACATTCTGTTTCCCAAATCCAATAACAGGTATCCCTTTATCAACTGCATATTGTAATTCCTGTCCAGTTCCCACAGAATTTTCAGTATTATTAAGGTTTACTAAAATCAAATCACTATTGGCGATGAGATACTTTATATAGAAATTTTTTGTCTGCTTGGCCGTAATAGATTTAGAGCCATCTCTAGGAAAATACTCTGTTGGATCATATAAGTGATATGCAATAAGATCTAAATACTTTTGTGCTAAAATAAATCTCTCAAAAGCTTCATTCCTCCAAGATGTCCCTTCATCAACTAATCCTTTGCAAGCACCAGCTAAATAAATATTTAATCTTTTCATTTTATTCCTCCATCATATATTTAATAAACAAAGCTGCATCATCAGGGTTCTCACAATGCAATTCAAGAGTATCTAATAAAGTGTCCCCTGACTGTACCAAAGCAGTTAAAACAAATCTGCATAACTGACTGTTAAGGACAATATTGTCACCTTCCGGTGAGACAATATCTACTCTTCCTTTACATTTATCTACTACTTTAAAAAATGATTCAAAATCTTTAATTCTATTAATTTTCACTCTTGTCCTCCTTATCTCTCAAATCATCTTTTCTAAACATACTGCGTAATCAACTTTTCGTGAAATTTCATTGAATACTACATTCTCAGATACTTTGCCAACATACCAAAAATAAGGACTAATACCTTCGTTCATTTTTTCTGCTAATTTATCTGCTCTTTCCTGGTGCTCATATGCTATATTGCCATATTTAAGTTTCTCTGAATCCCATACAGTATTCCCTATCTTTGTTTTAAATGTTAAATATGATTCATACTCTTTAATATATTCTCTAACTACCGAAAGCATTTTAGGGATATTTTCTTCTAGCACTGGATCACCAATAAATTCCACTGGATACACGACAATGATGTTGATATGTGGCGGTTCCATACTAGCAACTTCTTTTACACAAAAGTTTTTGCCATCTAAAACTATTATTTTAGTTACCTCCCTTCTACTAATTCAAATTCTTCTTTAAATTCTTCGTCTGTATAGCAATTCCATGTATAATCTTCTAATCCTAAAACATACCACCGATTATAGAAGTAATATGTTCTATACCAACCGAGATGTTCAACAATACAATGCCTGTCATTATCTTCTTTGATAAATATATGTTCACCATCAATATTAGGCTCAAATATTTTCAAAACTTCTTCTCGATTTTGTTTTGTTAAATATATACACTCATATTGTTCTTTCCTCACACATTTCATTGTTATCTCCTATGAATAATTGAAAATCATTAGCTTCACAACAAGCTGCTTTATATAGAGTAGCCATAGAAAATACTTCTCCTGGCTGGAATCTATCTACTTCTTTATATCTATAGCAGGATTCTTTTTTAGGACAATCCACTAATTCTCCTGCACAGAAAGTAATATCGTGACTAAACGCCATAATACCCGCCTCCCATCGGTTCATTAATAAATTCATCTATTGATCTATAGTCTTTAAGCATAGCAATTGCTCTACATAAGATGCCTTCTATTTCACAATATTGAGCACTATCAGCAATATCTGATAATCTATCAATCACCTGTGTAATTGTCATATTCTTATATGATGGCTCTTTGTATTCATCCATATTTATACCTCCTAAAAATCAAATTTCTTGTTACATAATTCATCTAAATCATCCATAAGATAAGTTTGTCTATGGATAATCTGTTCTTTAGTAATTGCGTATTGCAGAGCCTTAGTCTGAGCACATAGTATAAATTTTTTACTGGCTCTAGTAATCATGGTGTATAAGAGTTCTTTATTAAGCATAATAAACATTGAAAAGTCTATTCCTCCAATAACTGTATCAAACTGACTTCCTTGAGCTGAATGACAAGTTATTGCATATCCAAGCTCTATATAAGGAGCATGTGATTTAGGTACTTCTACATAGCCAATTCCTTGAAAATCTATCAGGATATAATCATCTTTTATATCTTTTATGATGCCTAAGTTTCCATTAAAGATATCTACAACTGAACCATCAGAATTAATTATCTGGTACTTATTCTGTTTGTTTATAACTTTATCTCCTACTTTTAATACCCATTGAACTACTCCACTTTTCATAATTTTGTATTGCTTTTTTGATTTGGGGTTGTATATCTGTTGAGCTATATGATTTAAAGAAGCTACTGAAGACACTCCTTGTTTACAAGGAACAATGATTTGCACATCCAGAATAGATTTAGCATGTTTGATTTCTTCTTTAAAATACTGCACTATATTATGATATGTATTAGATTTATCAGTATAGCAATTAAGAATCATGTCCTGAAGTTCACCTCTTGTTTCTTCTCCAGTCCATCCATCAGAAGTTAATTGTTTTCCTTGTCTCACTCGAATACTTTCAGTAATAATCGCTGATTTCTGAGCTTGTCTATGAATTTTATCAAGGAAAATTGAAGATATATATTTAGATTCAAGCATATCAGCAGCTACTGCACAGGAACCTATAGATTCTAGCTGTCCAACATCTCCAATAAAGATTACTTTTGTTCCAGTAGCACACGCTTTCAGTAATTGCTTAAAAAGATAACCATCAATCATAGACATTTCATCCACTACAATAATGTCATAATCTAAAGGATCATACTCATAGTCAAATGGTGTTCTTGGATCTCCATATTTGAGTTTGAGTAACTTATGAATTGTTTGACTTTCTTTACCAGAAGCTTCACTAATTCTCGCCGCAGCTCTTCCGGCTAAAGCTACTGTTACACTTTTATAATCTTGCAGGATAGTAAGAATACCATCAATAATACTCGTCTTACCTGTTCCGCCGTAACCGGAGATACAGCATAACTGATTATCGAGAACCATTTTAATACCCTCAAGCTGTTGCTCTGTATAATCCCATCCTTGAGCTTTTTCTTTCTTTTTAATTATCTCTAGCCAGTTACTATACTTAAATTTATTAGGGGCATTTTTTAATCTTACTAAATGTTCAGCTATCGAATATTCTAAGTCATAATACCATTTCAATCCTATCTTAGTTTTTTCTTTATTCCATACAATCATTTGGGAATCTTGTAAATCATGTATCGCTTCAGCGATATTCAAATCAGGTACTTCTTCTCCTATTTTATCTATTAACTCTTGCATGATTTCTTCTGAATAACTAAATGATTTTCCATTCTCTCCTTGATTCCTTAGAAACATTTTAATACAAGTTTCAATCCGATCTATGCCATAAGGATCAGCTCCATTCTGCAGTGCTATATCATCGGCTGTTTTCCAACCTATCCCTCTTATGATTGTCAAATCATATGGATGATTTTTTACTACATCAACGGCTTTATCTACATCTTCATGATAGTATTTAATAATCTTTTCTATCAATTTATCAGTAATAGAATATCTGGCTAAATCAATATAAGCTTTGTGTTTGTCATAAGTATCATTAAATTTCTCAATCCACTTAGTAGCTACGTTAGGGCCACATCCTTTAATTTTTGTAAGTTCTTTTACGTTCCCTTCTTTTAAAGCTAAGTAAGGATTATCTAAAGTCTCATACATTCTTTGTACATGTTTGGGGAATAGTTTGCAGAGAATATATTTTTGACCTCTAATATCAGTTTCAGCTAAATCATTATTCATAGAGCTTTCAAGAATACTAATTTGCTCTCCCCAAGTGGGGCTATAATCCATTTCACCTTTTATGTCGTAAACTTTTCCTATAATAGGCGTATGAATATTTCCTTTAATACAATATCTCATGCCTTTTGTAAGATTTCCTACAGTTATTTCTCTCACTGTTGCATAAAATATGCCCCAGTGAGTAGAATCATTATAGTATTTTTGCTCTTCTAAAAGACCTTTGAACTGTACCTGTTCAACTACAGTTTCTATTATCCTTCACCAACTTTCTTTCTATCTGTTTGAGCCAATATTGTTCCATCATTGTAAATTTCCTCAATTCTATTAGTTGTATGAGTATAAACAGTGTCTGGATATTTCATAATAACAAATTGATCTTCACGCCTATAACCACAAACAATGATTTTAGAACCTCTTTTAAACCAAGACTCTTCCAGAACTTTTTTCTTGCCTGCAGGTGTCTGCTCAGAAATTCTTTTATTATAATAACTATACTGACCTTTGTTATATTTACAGGTTACGACACCATGGTTAGTCAGCAACGACACCAAATGTTTATTATTATCAGAGTCTAAAACAGTTCCAGCTAATCGAAATATTTTATATTTAGGAAAATGTTTAATTTCTCCTCTAACTCTTCTTGTGGTATGCTCATACACTTCAGGAATCTCTGGGAGTGAATTATAATCAACCACTCCATACTTTGGCTCATTCAAATTCCACAACTCATGCCGATCCGGGTAATAGCTTAATGATTCCATATCCCATTGTTCTAATGATCCAGATGCATAAGATTCCATTGTTGAGTCAAGTTTTTTCTGGTTATATAATTGAAGTGTCTCAGGTAAAGCCATATAATCTTTCAATGGTTGGATAAGAGCATCCCATTCTTTATTAAAGAGCTTCTCTGAAATAATTACTCCATCCTCCTTTGTACCCACAATACATGTATTAAAGTGCTCCATCAAAAATTCTGTACCTCTTTCATCAAGAGCAAAATATCTGTCATGATATCCTTTTTTAGGTACCTTTTTTCCTTCATCTATTATATTTTTTAAAAAGAAACTCTCATGTAAAGCATACGCTTTGAAATTCTTGATTCTAATCATTGTTTCCATCTCTTTTGGGAAGATGTCATATTCTAATGCTGAGTTAAACTGCTGCATAGTCAGCTTATCTATAGGTGTAAATACATTACGAGAAAGAAACTTTTTCATTGTTTCCATGCGATCTGGAGAATCAAGTTCATTGAAACAACCAGCTTTAATTAGAATAATCATTTTAGCAGTACCAATAATCTTAGTGTCTACCATACGTTTACAGAAATCTTCAAATGAACTATAAGGCTGATACTCTACAATGGCACGAGCTATATCATCACCTATTCCACAAAGTCCTTTAAAAGAGAAAATAATACGATTGTTCTTTTCATCTGGGACAAAGGAAAACTTTGCTTCATTGATAAGAGGTCTGTCTACTATGATTGAACGCTGCTTAAAATTGGCTATTGCTTTCGCAATTTTCCCATATTGAGTGGACTTATTATCATCAAGCTCTTCGTTGGCTCCGGCATTGATAATTAAACATGCTGTATTCCAATAGATAATTGGATAGTGATATCCTAAATTCAACTCTTGCAAACCAATACAGGAATAAGGGAAAGTGTGGTTTTTAGAAAATGAATCGGTGTACCGCTACTTTCGTAGTATTTGTTCGGACTAGACTATCTCTTGAGTGACTGTATTAAATAAATCTTTGTCCACATATTCCCATTTAAACCCGCCAGCTGAGTCTCTATTCCCTCTACATACTTCTCCTATATTTTGTTGAGGAATGTTTGTAATCTCACCAGCAATTTTTATACTTCGAAAAATACTCAAAATATTATTTTCATCATCAAGCAATGCTACAGGTCTTAGTGCTTTTTCAACTGACTTTTTCTGATTTAATGCTGTTGATATTTTCCGTTTTTTACTATCTTTATTAATCAAACCTGTACGAGAGGCATGAAGCATATTTTCTTTTCTGTCAACCCATTCCAAATTTCCGTCTTCATAATTATTTTCTTTGGTCCCTGCAAAATTGAAATCTTTCCTATGTCC